TTTCAGCAGATGGCTCTTAATTCATATCTAACTAAAAACTATTAATTATGAAAGAAGAAATATTATATCAAATCGAAGAATTTGAAGACGGATATCTGTCACCTTATAGGTTAGTAGAAAAAATAAAGGAAATACTAAACAATACCACAGATTAACTGACGAGTCCTAAGAGGACGAAACACCTGAGTAATCAGGTGTCTTAATCTTAAAATTTATTATTATGAAACACACCAGAGAAATCAACGGAGTCACCTACGATATTTTAAATCGTGGGTGGGAAACCAGTAGAGCATGGGGACACAAGTCTGAACTCTATGCTAATGGAAACTTTATTGGCGAAGCCAAGGTGAGATACTACAACAGAACATGGGAGTCCTACAGGTTTAGGTCTTGTATGCAGAAGTTAGTAGGTGACTTGATTGAAGACAGAGAGAAGACCTATCTTCGTATCTACAAGGAAAACAATGGGATAAAAAGACTGACAGCCGACATGAAGCGTGAAGCACTGGCTAAAGCAGATAACCCAGTAGGAAATTTATATAAACTTTACGAAACAATTTAAAACTATGAGTAAATTAAACCACAAAGCACAGAAGTTGATAGTAGAATACTTCAACCTCAACAACGGACACCCAGACGATGAGAATTACGACTGGAACTACTATGATATTCAAGGATATCAAGAAGACCTGGACGAAAGTCCTGTAGAAGATGCTTTTGATATAGAGGATATTGAACATCTTCAGATGCGTATAAAATACCTACGCATGTACCATGAAGCCAAAGAAAAACTTAAAGTTTATGGCCACGTGTACGCTTAAGATTAACTGATGAGGGTTTATTATCCGAAACAGCTGTGCAATCTATTTGCATGGCTGTCTTAATCATTAAATTTTTTATTATGAAAGTAACAATTTTACAACGTAGTGTATACTACAAAACGGCAGAGGTAGAGATAGACATAGACATGAATCTGTATGACCATTGGAGGTTAGACAATGGTAAGTATGCAGACATAGGAGACTACCTAATAGAGAATGAAGACCTATGGTCTGACAAGATAGACCAAAAGCTAAGCGAGTCTGAATTCATCTTCGGATTTGGAATGGATAGTAGTGGGGGTTGGGCAGACGCTGAGCTAGAGTCTGAATTCAGATACGAATGTGACGAACTAAAAATAGGAGGACACTTATGAAAATTAAACAGCACAAAATACTGCCGTCTGGACTTCATGCAATCCTGGACCAGAAAAATAGAGTACATATCTACACAGAGTTAGAATACCAACAGCTAACCTGGTGGCAGAAAGTTAAATTACAGAATGGTTGGAAGTAAATTTACTATGCATGCATAGTATATTTGGATATGTTCAAATTAAGTTTTATATTTGTCAAAATTAAGTTTAAAATTATGAAATACACTAAAGAATATTGGGAATGGAACAATTCTCAAGATGACCTGCTCTTAAGAGCCAACCCAGATTTGATTTTTCAACTGCCAAAGGTTGAAACTACCACGTGTAAAGTCCTGGTAGTAAACCCCTCTAATTACAAGACAGACAAGGGGTATATAAGCAAGAACTATTGCTTTTGCAATCCTGCAACCACGTTTGTGGGTGACACCATTAAAGTAAGAACTAAATTTATTCAAAAATTATGAAAGAGCAATATAGAATTTTACGAAGAATGCAAGAAGATGGCTACAACGTAGTCACTTGCGGTAATTGTGGCGATGTAGTGTTATTGGAAGTAGATGACACTATTGAGGACGTTCAATGTCCACACTGCAAAGAGACTATGGACTATAGCGACATGCCAGATTTATACCACCAGATTAACTGATGAGACTTGAGTAGTCGAAAGGGTAGGAATTTTCCTACTCTCTTAATCAGGCGAAAGCCACTAAATTTATTTTATTATGAGTATAGATATGATGAAAATGTTCATGCTCCTGGGGGACATGACAAATGAAGAGAGCTCCTTGGCTGACAAGGTAGCTTACAAACAGCGTATAGCGTTTGCTACAATGCGTAATGCTATTCCAGACTGGCAACCACCTAGTGACTGGGACACACTTTCAGATGAAGTTAAGATGGAACGTCTAACGAAACTTATGGAAGTATGAATGCACAAGAAAACCTGGTGGCTTACCTCGAAGCAAGAGTTGAGTCACTTGAAGCCAGGGTTAAAGAACTAGAAGAAGAAATTCAATCACTTAAAAGCAATTAACTATAAAATTTATCACTATGCCTAATCACGTTTATCACACAATCAAAGCTACGACAGACAAAGGTCGTAAAGTATTAAAAGAAATATCCAAAACCGAATACGGAATATGTGGATATGTAAAGCCAATGCCTAAAGACTTGACAGGAACAACAAGTCCACAGCGTATACCAGAAACAATATCAAGAGAAGAGTCTGACAGATTGAAAGATTTGTATGGCTACGATAACTGGTACGACTGGTGCTATAGAAACTGGGGGACAAAGTGGGGGTGCTATGACAACCATTATGATGAAGTCCAAGGGACTCTACATTTTGCTACAGCATGGTCACCTTTCAACTTTGATGTTCTTGATTTATTAACCAAGAAATTGCCAGACTTTATCTGGACCTGGGAAGAAGAGCAAGGATTTGGTGAAGAAGAAGAATTCCAGGACGGAGAATGCATACGTTCTTTCTCATGGGATTTGCCAGAGATATCAGATGACATTGTTGAGGTTGACGGAGTAGAATACATGGTCTTGCTATCTGACCACGTTACTCCAGACCAGACCTTTCCTGCAGGTTATTACCTGGCTTATGAGCCACTGGAAGAGGGTAGAATTGCTGAAACTTTAGAAGAATTAAACAAAAAAGTTTTGGACAATTCATAAACATTTATTAAATTTACAATTCATTAAACACTATTTTTTATGGGAAGAACTAAAGAACTATTCGCAGATGTGCGACAGCAAGAGGCAGACAGGTTAGATGCCGACTATGAGTATCAACTTTGGCTATCAAAGGTAAGGTTTCATAGTAAATCCTTAACCAGAACTACAGAGGTCCTCGATGATTTATTCGAGGGTTTTGCTATGGCTATAAAGCATGGCCAGGAACAATCTAAACACTATAATTAAATGCACTATCCAATTTTTAGTGGGTACGTATCACACGTTTGTGACGTGTACTCCATTAGTCCAGTTGATTTGTTTGTTAAGAGTAAACGCAGAGATATAGTAGATGCCAGGCATCTGCTATATTTCCTTTGCTATGAAAGACCTATGCGTATTCGTTATATCCAACAATACATGGAAGAAAACGGATACAGAGTAGGTCACTCAACAATCATACATGGAATAAAACAGATAAAAGAGAAGTCAGAATATGATAATGACTATCAGAAAATAATTAATGATATAAAAGAATGTATAACTCTTTAAGTAGTGTCTTTGAGGAAGCACTGAACGATGAAAAAGCAGCCAATGTAGATGGCAAAGGATATGAGTCCAGAATTCTGCATGGCTGTAAGATTACAAGAGATAACGAGACAGGTAATGTGCTTATCCAGAACGTAGCTCTTGGTGGGGATTATTATAAACCTATTGACTATGAGTCGGAGTGGAAGTTTGTTGACAAAGGTTGGCGATATGGTGTTTATAATCTTTGTATTGAAACCTATCACATAAAATTAAAACGGATAGAGGAAAGAATAAAAGAAGAAATGAACACAAAGCAAAACCCTAAACAAATTCAGCACCTAAAGACTCACAGAGAGAGAATACTAAATATGTATAACACAATAAACAATAAATTAAAATCACTAAATTATGAGTAATTCAAAATCAGTTTTCGAGACATTGAACTCTATCAATGTAAATGACAAAGTAGAAAAGAAGAACAACCTAACGTATCTATCATGGGCATGGGCATGGGCAGAGGTTAAGAAAAATTATCCAACTGCCACCTATACAATCTATGAAGATGTGAATGGAATGTTCTACCATACCGATGGTAAATCTGCATGGGTAAAGACTGGGGTAACAATCAACGACCAGGAACATATTGAGTACCTACCTGTAATGGACTACAGAAACAACTCAATTCTTCTGGACAAAATTACTTCAGTAGATGTAAACAAAACAATACAGCGTAGCTTAACAAAAGCTATAGCAAGACATGGTCTTGGGTTGTATGTGTATGCAGGTGAAGACTTGCCAGGCGGTGAAACTAACGTAACATCAAAGAAACCTGTCGCTAAAAAGATGACAACGATTGAGCTAAATATAGGCGATGAAAACTGGGACAAAGTCCTCAAGTATGTAGTCGCTAACAAGAGCAAAGGTCTTAAGGTTATTGGCGAAGAGCTAAAGACAAAGTACAGCATGACTACAGCTGTTAAGAAAGAAATAGCAAATGCAATATAGTCATGAAAGATATCATCAAATTACTACAAGACGATAGAGAATACTATGATGGGGTTGGAAAGAATTATCTTTCTAACTCCAACATTGGTGACCTGTTAAAAAATCCTAAGAACTTTAATAAAAAGCAAGAGGATAATAAAAATTTCCTGGTGGGTAGATATTTCCATCAGTTAATTCTTGAGCCAGAGAAAGCACAGGCAGTGCCACATATTGACCTGGCCACACGAAGAGGTAAAGCTTACGATAGTTTCCTGGAAGAGCATGGTCTGGACATAGGATTGCTCACAAAAGAAAAACTAGAGACAGAAAAACTGGTTAATGAGATACTAAACGTGAATGACTTCAGAGATTTAATACGTGAGGACGGAGCTCAATATGAAGTGCCTATGATTAAAGAAATACATGGCGAAATGTGGAAAGGTAAGGCCGATATTGTTGGCAGTAACCACCTGATTGACCTCAAGACTTCAAGTTCTATTGAAAAATTTAAGTGGAGTGTACGAGATTATAATTACGACAGCCAAGCTTACATCTACCAGGAGTTGTTTGGTAAGCCACTTGTTTTTCTTGTGATTGATAAGACAACACGTATGATGGGCATGTACCCAGTAAGCGATGAAAGTTTAGAACGTGGCGAGCAAAAGGTTATCAAAGCTATAGAGCAATACAGAAAGTTCTATGGTGACAACCCCTCTGAAGATATAAATCAATTTTATTTCTATGAAGAAGTTTAAAGATTATATAAAAAACTTATTTGATTATCAAGTAGGAAGACGTGTAATGTGGTTTGAAGTTCCGATGGACTGCAGAACACGTGAAGCAAAAGATGAAATCATCTTGAGCACTATAGAAACATTGGAACGAACTATTAATATTAATAATTATGAGTAATTCAAACACAAACGATGAAATTGTATTCGCAGATGGGTTCAAGTTCAGAAAGAAACACCCTAACCAAAAAGACTTTGTCTTGGGGAGTTTAAGTATCAAAGTAGATGATGCTATCACATTTTTAAAATCTAACCAGAAAAATGGTTGGGTAAACTTAGGTATCAAAGAAAGCCAAGCAGGTAATCCTTACATGTTTGTTGATAACTTTGAGCCAAAGTCACGTAACAACAATGCTAATGGAGTAGACACAGCTCCAAATCAAGCACCTGTTCAAGAGGCAGACCTGCCATTTTAATTTAATATTGGGGGGGTGTGTAATGCACCTCCCTTTTTTATACTATGAAAAGATTAACAAAGATTTCAGCGTGGCTAACCATTGGGTTTATTTCCTTTCTGGTAGGCCGAACAATTATCAGACTTGTGTTAAGTTTTTTTTCTATATAGTAGTATTAGTTTAATATATTTATTTATATTTACTTCCTATATGTAGACTAAAAGTTAACATTTATAACATAACCACTGATAATCAGTAAGTTAAGTAACACAAAGTCGACACAAAGTCGACACAAATAAATTAAATTCAGCATGACAGCAAAAGAAATCACAATTTTCCAGAACATTAAAGAGACCTCAACACCTTTCTTCAGAGACATAGATTTTATCTTAGAAAGAATAAAGTCTGGTGCGTCTAAAGACCTGGTGAAGAGGATAAGAACTGAGCAGAACAAGTCTCAGCGGAATGAACTAAAGAAAAACTTACCTGCTATTTGTTTTTCTGGCACGTTCAACAAAAGAAATGACACTTCAATTATCCAACACTCTGGACTTATATGTTTAGACTTTGATGGGTACGAAAGCAACAAAGAGTTATTAACAGATAAAGAGAAGCTAACTAAGAGTAATTATATTTATTCTGTTTTTATATCACCATCTGGTAAGGGGTTGAAAGCACTTGTAAAGATACCTCAAGATGTAGACAACCACATAAACTATTTCAATAGTTTAGAGATACACTTTAACAATCCTCACTTCGATGCAACGTGTAAGAACTTATCAAGAGTTTGTTACGAGTCATACGACCCATTGATTTATGTAAATAAGAACTCAAGTGTATGGGAAGAGATTAAAGAAAAAGAATACACCGAGGTGAACACCAGGTTAGATGTTCCCACTATACCAATCACAGATGAGAATAAGATTGTAGAAATCTTAGTGAAGTGGTGGACAAAAAAGTATCCTATGGTTGAGGGACAACGTAATAATAATTGCTATGTTCTGGCATCAGCGTTTAATGATTTTGGAATAAACAAATCATTGGCAGGATACGTACTCCAGAACTACAGAACATCTGATTTTTCTGAGAGTGAAATAAACCAGACCATAAACTCAGCGTATGCACAGACTCAAAACTTTGGCACAAAGTATTATGAAGATGAAGAGAGAGTCAACAACATACGTGTAAAGCTCAGGCGAGGCACTTCTAAAAAGGAAATCAAAGCTCAGTTAGAGGACAGCCACATTGAAGCTAATGTTATAGAGGCCGTACTCAATAGAGTTGAAGAGGAAAATCAACAGAAACAATTCTGGACCAAGTCTGAAAAAGGAGTTATCAAGATTGTACATATTTTATTCAAGCAATTCCTGGAGGACAATGGCTTCTATAAGTATTGTCCAGAGGGTAGCAAGAATTATGTGTTTGTTAAGGTAACCAACAATCTTGTAGACCACACAGATGAGAAACAAATCAAAGACTTTGTTCTGAATAGTGTGATTGAGTTAGACGATGCTTCGATATATAACCACTTTGCAGACCAGGTAAGGTACTTTAGAGAGGATTTCCTGACACTTCTGTCTACAATAGACATATACTTTGTCGAGGATAATAAGACCACCTCATATCTTTACTATAATAATTGTGCTATAAAGGTTACGAAAGACAATGTAGAGATAATAGACTACATAGACCTCAATGGTTTTGTTTGGAAAGACCACGTCATAGACAGAGCTTTCAATAAATGCTCTATAGAGGGTTGTGATTACACAAAGTTTATTCATAACATCTGTGGTAATGAGCCAGACAGAATTAAATCAATGGAGTCAACGATAGGATTTCTTATGCATGGATATAAAAATCTAAGCTATTGTCCTGCTGTTATACTTAATGATGAGGTTATATCTGACAATCCAGAGGGCGGCACAGGTAAAGGATTGTTTATGAATGCTTTACAACACATGAAGAAAGTTGTAACGATTGATGGAAAGTCGTTTACTTTTGAGAGGTCCTTTGCATACCAGTTAGTATCAGCAGATACACAGATACTGGTGTTCGATGATGTCAAGAAAAACTTTGACTTTGAAAGACTCTTCAGTGTTGTGACTGAGGGATTAACTTTAGAGAAGAAGAATAAAGATGCTATTAAAATTCCTTTCAGCAAGTCACCTAAGATTTCCATCACCACCAACTATGCAATCAAAGGAGCAGGTAATTCTTTTGCACGTAGAAAGTGGGAGCTTGAACTTCACCAGTACTACAACAAAAACTTTACTCCTCTTGATGAGTTTGGTAAACTAATGTTTGGTGATTGGAATGATGCCGACTGGTGTAAGTTTGATAACTACATGGTTGGTTGTATGCAGGCCTATCTTGATACAGGACTAGTCAAAAGCAAGTTTGTAAATCTAAAAATCAGACAGCTTTCAGCAGAGTCTTCTTATGATTTCATTGAGTGGGTTGGACTTATCGAGGGTACAGATGCAGGTGCTGCTATACCAGTAAACTCAAGAATACACACCAACAATCTATATCTAGATTTTATATCTGAGTATCCAGATTACGGACCAAAGTCCAGGCTATCTATATCTCAGGTCAGGTTTAATAAATGGCTAACAGCTTATGCTATTTATAAAACAGGAGCTCAACCAGAAAAGGGTAGAGATGCTTCAGGTAGATGGATAAGATTGAAAAGAGAAGATGAAGTTAACGTGCAAACATCTATACTATAATGGACGAACTAGACGAGAATATACATTTAGCATTTATTAATTCCTTTGCAGTTATTATACATAACAAAGATGCAAAGGAGTTAATAGGTGCTGATGCAGGCTGGTTTATCCACAATCCAAAGTACGATGCTACAATGGAAGAGGTTGAGACAATGTTAGATTACTTTGTCGAGATTGAAGACTATGAGAAATGTTCAGAAATTAAAAACTATATAGATGCCAATAGAATTTAGAGACTATCAGAAAAATATTATCAATACAGCAGTAGAGGTGATACAAAAAAAGGGTTTTGTTTATCTGGCAATGGAAGTTAGAACAGGTAAAACTCTTACAAGTTTAGGGATAGCAGAGAGAATGGGATACGAGAACGTGTTATTTCTTACAAAGAAGAAAGCTATCAGCTCCATAGTTAAAGACAACGAAATGATGTGTCCAACTTCATTTAGTTTGTTTGTAATTAATTACGAAAGTATGCATAAACTTCCTAATATTAAATGGGATTTTATTATCTTAGATGAAGCTCATGGCATGGGAGCTTTTCCAAAGCCAAACAAGAGAGCTAGAGACGTTAAAAGTATTATAAAGAAAACGGATTGTGATATCTGTTTGTTGTCAGGAACGCCAACACCTGAGTCGTACAGCCAAATGTACCACCAGGTGTTTGGTATTCCAAAGAATCCATTTAATCAATATGTAAACTTTTATAAGTTTTGTAAACAATACGTAAGAGTTAAGCAAAGAAAAATCAATTCTCTTTACATAAACGATTACTCTGATGGACTACCTACGATACTTGAAGCAATGAAACCCTACACTATTTCTTATACACAAAAAGAAGCAGGATTTAAAGTGGACACAAGAGAACATGTGCTTGAAGTAGAGATGAGCAAGTTAACTTATGAGTTAACTAAAAAGCTACAGAAAGATTTAGTAGTTGAGGGGAGTGAAGAGGTAATACTTGCTGACACTCCAGTAAAACTTATGATGAAACTTCATCAAATGTATTCTGGAACTGTTAAGTTTGAGTCAGGCAAGTCTACTATCCTGGACCTCAGCAAAGCAGAGTTTATTTGCAAGCAGTTTTTTGGTATGAAGATAGGCATCTTCTACAAGTTTAAAGAAGAACTCAAGGCACTTAAGGAAGTGTATGGTGATGACTTATGTACAGAGCTAGATGATTTCAATACTACTAATAAAAGCATAGCTCTTCAGATAGTTAGTGGGCGTGAGGGTATCTCGTTGCGTAAAGCCAAAGCTCTTGTGTATTATAATATAGATTTCTCAGCCACAAGCTACTGGCAATCAAGAGATAGAATGACAACCAAAGAAAGACTGGAGTCAGATGTTTATTGGGTGTTTTCTAGAGGAGGTATAGAGAAACAAATATACAAAGCTGTAACTAAAAAGAAAGACTACACCTTACGTCATTTTAAAAAAGATTTACTAAGCTTAAACTAATATTTCATGAGAACAAAAGCTGGTAAATTTAGGCAAGATGACTACGATAAATTTAACGACATATCAATTAAAAAGGTTTGTGATTATTTAATTGAAAAAGGGTTTAGTGTTCCTGATAAAGAGGAGGATTATGATATTGACATAATCGCATATAAAAACAACGAACAATATAGAATAGAAGTTGAGGTTAGAACTAAATTAAATTGGAATTCAGAAAAAGACTTTCCATATAGTACAGTATCATTTCTAGGTAGAAAAGAAAAATATTCTAAATCAAATATATTTTGGTATTTTCTAGTATCAAATGATATAAATAATTTTTTATTCTGTAGAAGCGATTATATATTTCAGGAACAATTTAAAGTTTGTATCCAAGTGGATACAGATAAAAGATATGGAATTGATATAGCGTATCATGTACCAAAACAATTATGTAACTTTAGAAGTTTTTAAATTTGTAACTTTGTTGTAGATGACTGAGCAGCAGATACAAAAGAAAAGAATTCAACAACTTGAGGCCGAGGGTTACTACGTTATTAAGTTAATCAAGACAAATAAGAATGGAATACCAGACCTCATAGCCATACCTCCAGACTGCGATGTTCTCTTTAGCGAAGTTAAAAAACCTGATGGGAAAGTATCTGCTCTTCAGGAATACAGATTAAAAGAACTAAAAAAACATGGCGTTAAGACTGAGGTTTACAGAGGGTGATGTAGAGTATGAAGTGGACGATTACTTTATTGATATACTAAAATCATTACCATCTAAGATTGGTATGGAAATAGCAACACAAATAGATTGGAATGCAGAATACTTACCAGAGACAAACAGCTGGACAAATATATATGCAGGAGTAGTTAAAAGAGTTGAGCCTCCAGTCTTTTTTGCAGTTGAATATATTAAAGAAAAAAATACAAACACAATTTACATAGACCTAGAAATTATCGACAGCGATACTTATCTAGATTATCATTTATTAAATCAAATATTAGTATGAAAATAGAATATCCATCAAACAGATTAAAAAAAATAGTTAACAGAGTTTTTGATGTTGACATTATGGACAACACAAGAAGACGTGAAGTGGTAGAAGCAAGAATGGTTTACTCTCGTATCCTTATGGATACAGGAAAACACACTCTTACCAGAGTTGCAAAAACTTTAAACAAAAGCCATTGCACAATAGTACACTACAATAAAAACTTTAAATACTTTATCAAACCAGATGAAAGATTGTGGGAAATGTACCTGTTGTGTGCCAAAATTTTTACCGAAACAGACCATGTAGCTAATGCTTTAGACCTAGAAGACTGCAGAAATTTAATATTTTCTTTGGAAAATAAAATAAAAAAGTTAACTTTGGATATCAGTCGTTTAAATTTAGAGCATGACACGTATAAAAAGCAGACAGAAACATACCCTGACTTGTATCGTTTAATAAACGAAAGAGTAAGGCCAGCAAATGTTAAAGAAGTTACAAGAAAATTAAATACATACTTAAATGGAATACACAATTAACGACATAGAAAAGATAACGGAGTTTAAATCATGGAGTGATAAGAAAAAAATAGATGAATTATTACGTATTGATTGTGATTTGTATACTAACCTGGGAATTGATTCAACAAAATCAGAAAGATTAGAGGCAAGAAAAAACTCAAGGAAAATATATAGACAAATAAAACAGATAAACCATAAAATTGGCAACGACCTTTTGGTTGTAATGGATAAGGATTAATGGAACAAATAGCATCACTTGAGAACGAAAGAATAAAACATGTTAATGCAATAACTAACGAGCTTCACGACTCTTGTGATGAGATATATGAGTCTTTAATAGACCATGACTACGCCCACTGTAAAGAAGTCACTAAGACATTAATCCTACAGCTAAAAGCAATGATAGATTCAATGGATGATGACTTATAGAAAAGATTTTAGACCACGACTTAGTGGCAACCGCAAAGCAGCATTTGATAACATCACGCAAAAGGAAAGAAGAATCCTGGTAGTAGGAGATATTCATGCACCCTTTGAGCTTGATGGGTATTTTGAATTCTGCAAAGACACTTACGCTAAATATAATTGTAACCAAGTAATATTTATTGGTGATATAATTGACAACCACTACAGCTCTTTTCATACCACAGACCCAGACGGAATGGGTGGTGGTGATGAGCTAGACTTTGCTATTCAAGAAATTCAGAAGTGGGTTGAAGAGTTTCCTGTAGCAGATGTTTGTATTGGAAACCACGACAGAATAATAATGCGAAAAGCTTTTGATTCTCAGATACCTAAACGATGGGTTAAATCATACAACGAAGTTCTAGGAACTGACTGGAACTGGGTTGATAGAATAGTATATGATGATGTTCAATACGTGCATGGTGAGGGAGGAACAGCACGAACAAAAGCAAAGAACGATATGATGTCTACAGTGCAGGGACACATACACACACAGGCATATACCGAGTGGATGGTTGGAAGAAACTTCAAAGTCTTTGGTATGCAGGTTGGTTGTGGAGTAGACTGCAATGCTTATGCTGCAGCGTATGCTAAGAATTTTAAGAAACAAGCTATCGGCTGCGGTGTTGTTATAGGTGGACACACAGCTATAAACAGACTCATGGAACTGTAATGACCGAAAAGGTAAAAGCTATAACTAAATTTACAGAAAGGTTTAAAGGTTCTTATAAAACATTAGGGCCTAATGATGTAGACTACAGAGTATATGACCAAGCAAACAACCTTATAGCTTTTGTTTTGGTGATACCAATAAAAAAAAAGGTAACTGACTGCTACCCTTTATCTGTATCCTTAAATAAATTATCTCAGCTATCAATGAAACGTCTTAACCCAGTTATAATATGGGCTTGCGAAGATGGTATCATGTATGGTAAAGTAAAAGAAATATATGGAACTGTATCTTGGATGGGTACTACAGAACTGAACTCAGAGTTAGTAGTGCAGTACCCTAAACAGAAAACATTTAGATACGCTAGATATTATTAATCAAGACCCATAGCTGCGTCTATCTCTTTCTGGAGGTCACGCTTTCTTTTTCTCTCGTCTTTCTTTAGTTGCTCTACAGGAGCTAAGCTACCGCCTGGTCCGTACAATTCTTCATATAATCCAGGAGCAAATTTTTTCATATCTTTCTTGCTCATTCCCTTGCTTACACTACCTTTATTTTCAGGACGATATGATGGAGATATACCAAGCATGTCATAAACAGCAGGGTCTAAGTCCTCTTCTTCGCCACCGAAATAGTTGTATAATCCGATGAAAGGGTCAAGCTGTGCACCAATAGTTATCTCTGCTAAAGCTCTAGTCACAGCACCGATTTCACTTTCACCATTCTTGGTTAGCTTTCTGTACTTTTGCAATACACTAGCAACAGGATTTACAATATCATCATTAAATATTCTGCCTTTCTGCTTGTATTCTTCTCCTTTTATAGCAGAGATAACTCTACCAGCTACATCAAGTCCCTCTACTGTAGAGCCTAAGAATGGTATTTGATATATAAGGTTTAATCCCATCATTGCTTCGGCCATTTTTTTAAGAGCTGCTTCCTTATCTTCATCATCACCCTTGATAAATTTAGCTATGTTAGACACACCTACAAACAATACGTTGGCAACAGCTAAGTTCAAAGCTAAATCTCTAGTGTCTTTTGAACGTGGTCTTTTCTTATTAGCCATGTCTCTTGTAATATTAGTAGTACTCTGCATAACTTTATTCATCTGCAGGAATAATGTACTACCGAACATGGTAAATGCACGATTAAATATGTTACTATTCATTTGAAGTGGAATTTTATCTGTACCTCTTCTTGATTGCTGTGTAGCATTGTAATCATTAAAAGCTTTTACAGCATCGGCTTTACTCATTCCATTTGCAATGTTACGCTTGTAGTTAATCATGTAACCCATAACCCCTAAGACATCACCAATTATTGTTGGTGAAGCTGCTGCAGTTTTAAACGCAGCTTGTGCTCTTTTAAGTTTACCTCCAGTAAGTGCGGTCTTCTTAAATGTTTGCGAGCCAGATTCTAACCCATATACATCACCCTCTAGTCCTTGCTCAACCCTTTTTCTAAATGTAGGTGATATCTCCATAGCTTCTCTTATAGCTCCTTTCTTACCAACTAAATCTTTACCTAAGGACAAAGCTACTTTTGCTCCATCAATCATAAACATTGGCAAATCAACTGCTGCCTGTATAATTCTAGGAACTCTAGAGTTGGCAGGGAAATAACTATAGTCAGAGTAAGCATTCACAAATGACGTTGCCTGCTTAAGTATCTGTATAGCTTTGAAAGCTAAAGCAAATCCTGTAAACTGAGTTTGTAATCTAGCTATAAGTTTTATACTTAGACTCGCATCCTTTCCAGAGTCTGGATTGATAGCAAAGTTAACAGCCTTTTTTATAGGCCCTGTTACACCCATCTCTTCTAGTAATACATTAACAGAGTCAATCTTAAATAAAGCATTCAGTCTCTGTGTACCTACAGCATACGCTTTATATTTCTCCATTGTATCAACATGATTCTTAAGAACAGTTGTGAATGTTCCTGCGTGCAGGTCTACATCAGACCTCATGTCTACCCTTTCTTTAAAAGCAGGAGCAGATTCCGCATTGAACACACCATTGAAATCACCATCAGTAATCATCTTCTTGGTGGTCTCTTTCTGTATCGTTGATGTTGGGAAGTAGTTATTTACATATCCTAAATTAACGTCATTAACGTAAGAATATACATCGTTAACACTCTCATAGTATTCATTGCTTAAGAAGTTTACAGTTTTATCAGTAAACTCTACAGCTTCTGGACCTATGATACTTTTAATATTCTCTATAACCTCAGGAGTTATACCCTGAGCTTCAAGCTTCTGTCTTTGAACATCATTCAAGCTAAGTGCATATATACGCATGAGTTCATCTGCATTAAACCTATCAGTATACTCTCGACCAGTATCACTACGCTTTAATTTTAAAACATGAACACCACTATTGAGTTTAGAATATATTTGTTTTGCTCCCTTGGTTATACCAGGGATTGTGTTTGCTATAGCATCAAGCTTGGCTTGAGTTTGGAATACACCAGCATTGTTAAGGTCATCCATTCTATTCAAAGCATCATAAACATTCTTGGTAAAAAAGTTTTTACCCTGAGTCACTCTGTCCAACACATTACTTAATGTGCCTAAGTGCTGGAACATTTGCTTCATGTTCTGAATAAACTCTTTGGCCGTACTAAATGCCATTCTCTCACCCAGTGCACTAAAAGCTTTACCTATTTCAAAGCTTCTGAAGTGAGAAAGTATCTCATTCTTTCTGGCGTTACGCTCATTTTTATTTAAAACATTTCCATCAGCATCAAACAACATAGGATTGGTATCCTTAATCTGAGCATCAGCCTCCTCTTTCATTTTCTTGTTTGCTTCTACTCTTGCTTGTCTTCTTGATTTAAACGTAGCAATTGATTCGGCTCTAACATCTTTCAGCTGTTGCATTAAGTCTTGAACTTCTTCCAAGCTCATGTTAGATACATCACCGAAAGTGTCCATAGCCAACGCTAAATTAACTTTGGCCTGCTCTTTTTGAGTTAACTTCTGTCCATCATTCTGCTTCTCTATAAGATTATTTATCTCGGTGCTTTCATTTTGCAGGTCCTGTTGTATTTTATTAAGGTCATCTATATCAGCTGTAAGTATTTGTTTTACAGCTTTGAAGTATGCTGTACCCTCTCGACTTAAACCTTTAGCTCTACGCTTACCAGACTTAGTGAATGCAGTCATAGCTTTTGCTTTGACTAGCTTAAGCATGTCCTTGACAAGAGCATTCTTCATTTTAGTCTTTTGCTGGTCTACAATCTTCATTACATACTCAGTATCTGCCTGGAATGTATCCACTGTAGACTTTGTAACACGTGATATAAGCCTGTTTATTTGAGCTTGAGTATACATCTTAGACTTTGGTAAAGCCTTTCTTATATAGTTTCTTAATTGTATCTGTGCGGCCTTTAAATTTTGGCTATTTATTTTACGCTGTCTTAGGTTGTTTTTAATCGCAGCTATTTCTTTTTGCACAGCAACATTAGAACGTGTGTTCAATGTCTTGTCAAAGTCTACTAGAATCTCCATCTGAGTTTGTTCTGGCTGAGCTTTGTAGATTGGATTCTCTTTAATTAAATCCATTGCCTTTTGTCTAACCTCAGATAATGTTTTTTCTGGCGTAGTAAACTTAGAAAGCTTCTGTCTCACCTCATTAAACAACTGCATGCCCTGGCTAACACCACCCTCTACTCTGCCAAACGCTTCTGGCAGTGGTGTAAATGCATCAACCTTAACTTCCATAGCAGCGTTTATATCAGCAACTTTAAAGCCTCTGTCTTTTAAAACCTCTTTAATAGATGCGTCTGAGAATCCGTTCTGTCTTCCCTTATTTATAATAGCACCCATTGAATCTGTCTTACTGAATGCAGCATCAGGATTCTTAAGTTTTTTCTCCTGAGCTTTAGTAAGGTTTATTTCTTTACCAGCAAAGATGTCAGCAAGTGCAGTTCCAAGGAATGTATCTAGATTCATATCCTGAATTTCTTCAGCCGTCAAATCTTTTGACATTTTAAATTGAGACTTGATGTAGTTCCACATACCTAAAAGCCACTGAGTAAATTTACTCTTTACTGCTCCGTCTGCTATTGTCTGTCCTTTGTTTCCAATAAGGATAGCCATAGTTTCATTAGCGGCCTTTGCTTTGTCTCCGTTGAAGTTCTTAAGTTGCTTCTTATATTCTTCTGTTTGCTCTACAAGTTTTACACCTTGTGCATATATAGCTTTTCCTTTCTTTGTAGTCTGTAAGTAGTCAGTCCACACGTGACCCATCTCGTGAATAGATGTGTTAAATAAAGCTGATTGAGAATTATGTACGTCTGGATTTACATATATATCACCATCAACAGTAACACCATATATAACCTCATCACCTTTCAGATATTTTTTTACACCCTCAGACTCCATAACATTATTAAATGTTGAAGTGTCAGTGGATATGGTGACAGACGGAAAAGAAATATTCATAAAAGCATTTAGCTTAGCAACATTATCCATGTTGGTTTGCGCTAGTGCTCCCTCAAATTCGAGTCCAGGTAAGCCATATTGTACTCCTAATTTTTGCGTCAATATAGTTCCAACACTAGCTGGAGCAAGCTCACCCTCAACTAATTGCCCTTTACTTTTTTCTGCTTTTGTTTTTGTTACTCTATCTTGTTTCGTTTCAGCTGATGTTAATCCAGCCATAGCTAATCTATAAGCTTCTGGGTAGGTTTCAATCAATGAAACTGGCTGCTCTAATATCCCTATGGTTTTTCCTTTAGGACCAAAAGGATAATTAGGGTGATTTGTTTCTATAACATCATCAACTGTTACATCAACCGCCTGTAATGCTATTATACTTCTTTGTGGCACATTAGCTAGTTGAGGCTCAGTAATAAGGTCTGTAATTTCCTGTATATGAGTTAAGCTAGCAGTCTCTGTGCTAGCCTCCATGCCCTCTAATAAAGCAAGCGCAACAGGCTTACCGCTTTTAGTTGGCATAGTTACCTTTTTCTTTGGTGCACCAGCTCTACGAACTGAACCAGTAGTAATTCTTTTACCCAGTAATTCTCTTGTGGGTATATTTAATTGAGACAGAAACTCTGCGTTTAATATTTGTTCTATTGAACTCATATCTTTCATAGCTTCTATAACATTCTCTATGTTTGTTATTTCTTCTTGATACTTTTTTAAAGTCGTATCAGTACCCTGACCTTTTTTAATTGACTCTGCTCTTCTATTTGCAATATCTTGCAGGTCTTGTCTTAAAACCTCTAAAGCTTTTACTTTGTTTTCAGCAGGTACTTTAGACAGGTTGTCTTTAAGTACTCTAAAAACAGCTTCATTTGAAGCTATAGAGCCCTCACCCATCTTAACGATGTTCATAGGAACATGTCCATTAAATTCTGGATTGTCTTTCCAGAACTTATCAAACAATTCTTTGTTATCGTTGTATACTTTCTTTGCTTTGTCTAATAATCTTTGTGCTTCTTCTTTTGTAGTACTTGCCCACGCAGCGTTCTCATTTCCAATTGTACCAGTAAATCCTAATCCACCTCTTAAATTATCTATGGTGTTTCCAGTAAAAATATTTACAATGTTACCTGTAGTAAGCTGGTCTGATATATTAAATATAGCAGGTATACCATTAATTACCTCTAAGGTTTTTATTGATGGAAGCTTTCTGTCTGTTCTGCTATTGAGTTCGTTAACATCAATAGTGCCCTCAGGTTTTACCACAAGATTGGTAGACACGTTTCCTGACTGCGTTTCGTTGATTGCCTTAGTGACTGCATCTACTTCACCTTTTATAGGGGTAAATGAATCGTCTTCTTTCTTTCTGAAGTCTACCTTAGTATCGTCTAAGGAAGTTTCTAAATCAGCAACCTCTTGTGCTGCAGCAGTTGCGCTAGCTTGTAGCTCTTTTATTCCTGGCAGGTATTCTTCTGTAGTAATACCCTGGAACTTAGCGTCATTCTCTACTGCTTGGAGGAGCGAGTTATAAAGACTTGACCCAGTTTGTCGGTCAGCGGACCTTTTGCTCGCAGCTCGTCCAAGAATTTCTTTCCTTTTTCCCTGGTCGACATAGACGGAGTTGACTGGTCGGTAGTTTTGTTTTTCATAAGTAATATTATTAGCTTCTAATTCCTGTACAAAGATACCAATTTTATCTTGAAGAGTTGGGTCATCAAAGTCAAATATATTTATAAAACTTACTTCCCCTGTATCTTCGTTGATAGTAAAATCAGTTATCCCTGCTTTTTTCAAAGCATCTATTGTGCCTTGAGTATCTGTAACATTTAATGTATATTCATTTCCATTGTGGTTTTCTGCTCCCTCTTCAACATAAGTAGCAGCAATGCTACTCTCTTGTGTTTCAGGAGCTAAGGCAGCTGCTAATGCAGCATATTCCTCTGCTTGTTCTATTGTTGCATTCTTCAATACAACTCTGTTAGATATCTCTACTATCTCTGTACCTGCATCGTTTTTATACCCACCGATACCCTCTTCAACTTCAACCTCTAATCCTAGTTGTTGTCCTATACCAGTTAAGTTGTTCTTATATTGCTGATAGCCCTCGCTTTCTCTTAACGTCTGTGCTTGTTCAGCACTCTCAATTGTAGTGTCGAAGAATGGAGCAACAGCTACGACTGTCTCTGGTTTAGTAGTAGGCGTTACAGTTATACCTAGTTTTTGTTTCTGGTCAGTAGTTAATTGAGCTATTTTTTTAGGATTGTTTACTTCAGTGCCACTTCTCTCTGATGTTTTTTCAAAGACCTCTTCACCAGGTGCAAAAACATCTTTCACTTGTTGTTCAGCAGTTATTCCATCTCTAATAACTATATCATTGTCTGCAAGGTTTACGTCAAAAGCACCTGAGTCATCAATAAGAGTTCCATCTGAATCAAACCTTTTAACTCTTGCACCTGTACCAAAGGAGCCATCTAAGTATGTTTTTACAGTTACCTCTTGTCTACTTCCATCTTCATTAGTTACAGTAAATGTTTCTTCCTTTAAAACAACATTATTATCTTGAAACTTTTTAGTTTCAACTACCTCCTGCGTTTCGGTGGTCTCAACCCCTGGGGTTTCTTCGAGTGATACTTCTGTTCCCACTCCTGTGCCAATTGCGGCTTGTTGGCGTGCATCCACGCTCTCTGTTTCTGGCTTTTGAACGGCATTTATTTTATCATTTAATTGGTTAGCAACTTCTTCATCATTAACAACCTTACCATTGAACTTAGTCAGCTCACGAACACTCATTTTACCAAGCTTCTTTAAGAACTCTTGCTTGGTGTAACTCTTTCCGTCAATTACATACTGAGATAGACCAGCTCTAACATCACCAACCTCTACGCCTGGTGAGAATATAGATTCTATCTTTGCTCTCTTGTTGTCTGGAGCTAATGATTTGTTTTCTATAAGATATGCAATCTCTGCATTTATATCTTTTATCTTCTGACTAAACACTTCTTTACGATTAGTGTCTGCAGTATATTCTTCTTTGGCCGCTAACAATTCCATTAGTCTAGCCTTAACTCTTTTATTCTTAGGTCTGTTTTTACTTCTTCCAAAATCCAGCATATTATCTGCATCTTTAGATAGGCCTAAGTTTTTTTGTATACGTTGTCCTTGGTCTTCGTTAATCTTACCAAGTGCAAGCATATTATTTGTCCATGCTGATATTCTGGTGTCTGATTCTTTCTCGTTAACAATAAAGTTTATATCTGTAAGCTTAGAAGCAAGCTCTATGTTAGACATATTACGTGCATCTATAAGCTTGTTAACAGCCATCATACTGGCGTTGCTACCAAAACCACCGATACCCTCAGCCGCAATATCTTTCCAATCTAACTGGTCACCAACTACAACTTGAGCTGTTGCTTCACCAGCCATCTCACCAATAGGGTCAAAGATAGCACGTTCAGCTAATTGCGATGCAATTTTTTTAGTTCTTGTTGCTGTCTTACCTACCTTAAAAACACGACCAGCTAATCCTGAAGTAAAATAATCAACCATTGCAATTGGAATACCACGTTTAAAACCACGTTCTTTAGCTAATGCCCATACATCTTCATCTTGTATAGCTAACTCAACGTCTTTAGCATCAAGAACATCATAGCCCTCAGATTCCATAGCTGCAAAAAACTCATTAGTATATTCCATGGCTAAATTTGTCATAGCCATACCAGCTCTAGCTCCTTTTTGAGCTCCTAATACTGCTCCAGGAATTGCTCCAACCCCACCAGCAGTTGCTCCAACCCCTGCACCAACCCCTGCACCAGTCACTGTAGAAGCTGTTACTATTTCAAATCCATAAGGTAGCATCATAGCTATAGAATTTGCAGCTAAAGACAATGCTAATTCTCCAGGGTTTCTTAAAAAAGCATCTAAGCTTTCTCTAAACCCTTTAGCCCTGTAGTATCTTGATAATGCTCTTGAATCTTTTTTACCTCTGTTTTTAGTCTTAAAAGCTACTATCATTTCAGCGGCTTTTTTTACATCTTCTGGATTGTCAAGGTCTAATGATTGAAAATCAAAAGGCATACCAGTAGATAACTGAAGTATTACTTCAGCGGCATTACCATCATTAAGACCTTTCCGTATTTCGTTTAGTGCTGCAGAGAAGCCTGTCTCGAACTCACCCATAATACTTTTATCGTACTTAGCACTATAAAAAGTCTTAGCTGATTCATATATGTTTGCTGCATGTTGTTTCTCTGCATTGAGCGATGCGACCTGAACTTTGAAGCTGTCTAGTAATGCAGCTTCTCTCTCTGTTTCTGGCTTTACGTCTGTTAAGTTTTTTAGTTCAACACCAAAAGTTTCTAGTGCTTCAATTTCCAACGCTTCCTCAAAAGCTTTGGCTTGATAGTTTGCAATTGATGCGTCTTTAGCTAATGCTGAATATTTTTTCTGTAATAACAAGTCATATTTTTCTCTCAATTCTATCTTTTCTGATGTATTAACCTCAGAATATAAATCATCTTCTATTTTTTTAAGCTCTGCTAAAACCTCATCAGTATCATCTCTTAAAATACCATCGACATATAAGCCACCATAAAGTTTCTTTTGCTCAGGTGTTAGCTCTTCAATATAATCTGCTCCGAAATCTGCAACCTGAGATTCTATAAAATCTATTTTATCTCTTACCTCTAAATACTTATCATATTTTGCTTGTTCAGTTTTAAAGTTTAGACCAGTATCTGAGTATAATTTTTTACCTACGGCATCTGTCGAGTGTGTGTCTTTCCACTCACCCTCTGCAAATCTTTGTGCTTCTTCTTCTGTATCAAACTGAAAAACCTCACCCCTTTCTTCAGCTACTTTTTTTGCTTCCTCAAAATCTAACTTCATCCAGTCATTAGGATTCGTTCCGTAGAACTCAGGATTTTTTGGGAATAAAGTTGGAATAGCATAATGCTTTCCATCTTCCTCATAAGATGTCATCAAGACAGTAGAGGCAGTCCCATCAGCATTTATCAGCCCTACTCTTCGTAGCTGTTGAGCTTTTAAAGATTTACCCTCGAAGTCTAAGGCTTCATTTGTTTCAAACTCTTCAAGAGCATGTTGCGATAAAAAGTTTTTTAGCTTTTGAGATTCTAATATCTCTGTGTCTGTGGTAAAAGGGTCGAGGTCAATTGTTTCTGTAGCTGAACCATCAAAATTAGTAACAATCATTTTGTCACCAATACCAGTTTCTTCAAAACTAAACCCATACTTCTGAAACTTTTTATTTAAAGCAGGGACAACAGACTCTTCTTCTTGAGCAATAAGGTCAGCAGTAACAATTGATAAATCATTTTGAAACTGTTCACTTTGTTGTAGTAATGTTTGGTTTATTTTTTGCTGCTCTAACTGAGCTTCTTGGTCTAGCTTTTCTTGAGTTTTAAAAGCTTCCATGTCCAGTTTACGCTGAGCATCAAAAGCCTCTTTAGCTTCTCTTTCTTGAGCTACTTGAACAGGGTCTCTAAACTTTGGCTGTGCAACTCTTGTTTGGTCTATCGCTTGTACTGGAGGTTGCTCTCGTAAATCAACACCATCTTCTTGAATATTGTACTTAGTCTTGAATCGCTCCAATAAACCAACTTCCGAATCTGAGACCGAAGCGTCTTTTTTTTTTACTTCAACCTCATCTTCAACAAACGATTCTGTTTTAAGCTTAGGGGACTTGTACTTCAACAAAAACTCTTCTTTTGTTTTGGTATATAAACCATCTCTAGATACCACTCCAAACACTTGGTCTTTGTACGCATCGCTTCCGTTATACTTCTGTATAAATTCTTCGTAAGAATTAGTGTAATATCCCTCTCTTACTAGAGTATCATAAAGTTTTTTTAATTCGTCCATAGATGTTTATTAATCAAGTTCACCACTTCCACGTGTAGACCTTACTTGTGTTCTAGTTTTTTTCTTTCCACCTCTATTACTTACAGTAGTGGTTTGCAGAATAATTCCCTCTTCGTCAGTTAAACTTTTGGTTATAAGGTCTTTTATTTCTTTAGAATACCCTGGCTTACTAATATCAACTTCTCCTAGTGTTGTACCGCCTTTCTTGATTTTAACAAACTTATCTTTGTTATCACCAACGCCATAAGATTGTTCTATATTAAATCCTTTTGGTAATTTGTTTTTAAAAGCTTTTACCGCTTCACCATTTGCATCATCAATAACTCCTGTTACATTACCATTCTTATCTTTAGTAACAAACTCATGTCTTGTTTCATCTATGTCCTCATCCAAAATTCTTCTAAATGCCTCTTGTGTAGATTCTTCTCTCTCTACAGCTCCTGCACTAAATCCTGTTGATGTTGCGTTAAAGTCTTCTGTTAAATCAATACCTGATTTAGTTATGACCTCATTTATGTTTCCAATCTTACTCTTATCATCTAAGAAGAAGTTTGCGCTTGCAGTGACCCAAGAAGTCTGGTCTAATGGAGTTCCGTCCTTGCCTGTCCAAGAAAGTGTTTCTGCAGCTCTACCATCATTAAATGTAATAATAACATTTTCCCCTGTTCTATCAATTGACTCAATATTAGGGTTGATACTTCTTAAGAAATCTTCAGCTTCTTTTACTTGCGCATCATCACCATAATATAATTGAGCTACATTACTTACAACATTTTTATCCTTATCCTCTTTAGTACCTTTAGCCACTTCAGCAGCACTTTCTTTAGGCTCTTGATAAGTAGTAATAGTTTTCTCTCTATCTATTTTATTTCTAAAGTTTGTTTGAACACTCTCAAAAACTAATTTCTTTTGCTTATCACTAAGTAGCGGCTCTATTCTACCACTACCATCGTCTCTAATCAAAACTTTATTAGGGTCTTTTTTTGCTTCGTCAGCATCAAATGTAGGTTCAAATGGTACGCCAGTGTCTGGATTGATGGCTATGGTGTTTGTGAGAACAGATAATCCGTTTAATGGATTAGCTTCTAAATAGCCATTAATCATGTCTTTTTCCATGCTTAGAAAGCTATCTACGGCTTTTTCACCATTAGGACCTAGTGTCCCACGCATAGTTGGGTCTAGTAATTTAGTTATAGTACCTGCATATTCTGGGCCTCCAGCTCTTCTTACACTATCTATAAAAGTCCCTAACCTCTCAGCTTCCATAGTCATAGTTCCTGACACATCAAACTTATCGTACTTTTCTTTGTATCTATTACGTAACTGATTAACAGTCATGAAGTCATTAGGATTTTTACTTAATACTCTTGTGCCTCCAGGGCCGTCAACGAGCTTACCAATACTTACGCTTCCATCTTCTTGGTTTATATAGGACTGAGCATTCTTAAGATTAGAAAGACCCTCTATATTAGCCATCAACCAGGACTCTAGTTCTTGACTTTTTCCCTCTTTTAACCTGGCCATTTTTTCTGTATACTCAGCCTGGTATTCTTCAGCTAAACCAAATAGTTGTTTAGTCCCATCAGTTAAGTTCTGACGAGCTACAGTGTAATCTCTATCTTTCATTACACCACTCTTTAAAAGCCTGTCTTGAATAAGACGCATACGTGAAGCGTCAGCAGCATGGTTTAATGCAAAGGTGTTTGCTGTTTTAAAATCTCCAGATGGAGCATCGTTAAGAGTATCTTGGTATTCTCTGGTTGCCTTGTCAAAAGCATCTCTTTTAGCTTGTCTTTCAGCTCCAGCTTCTAATAAAATATTAGATAAGTTTGCGCCTACTTCCTGCCAGTTAACACCAGCAGCGTTTTCTCTTTTTACGTATCCGTAATAACTCATTTAATTACTCTTTTTAATTAAAAACCTAACTGCTGCTTTAACATCATTCTTTGTTCTGGAGTCATCTGCATTAACTGGTCCATAAACTCTACTCCTTGTAGGCCGCCTAGTTGTTGAAAATCAGCTATAGGAGTAGTTACAAGATTACCGCTTGAATCTGTAGTCATCGTATTTCCTAAAGAACCAAAAGTATTAGCATCATAGCTTAACCCACCAACAGCTTGTTGAAACTGTTGATTCATCATTGGTTTTAAGTTCTGTCTGTACTCTCTACCTGTTCGAGGACCTTGTCCAGCAAACTGACCAGTTCCTGCTAGGTAATCTGCTTTTTGTTGTTTTGTAAAATCTTTCTGCATACTAGCTACGTCTCTAGCTTCTGCGCTTTTTCCATAAGTGGGCATCATTTGAAGTCCTTGAGAAATAGTGCTTCCTACACCAGCTAAAGCTTGCTGGTTAAGCTGAGCTCTAGCATCTGCTGCTTGTGCTGCTGCTTGCTGAGCACCAGCGGCTTCACCAAGTTTTATCTGCATTCTGATATCACTCTTACGAGTTTCTTCGTCAGCGGCTAATTTTTCCAGTTCTGACATCTCTTTACCTTGAGCAGTTCTGATTGCTCCAGAAGCTTGAACCGCTCCCTCTTGAACTCTTTGAGAACCACCCAAAACGCCACGCTGGTCACCCTCTCTTAGGGCTTCCATTTCTGTTTTTATCTGAGCACCAAGTGTATCCTGCATTTGCTCGTATGGCTCTTGTTGTATTGCTAGAGCTTTCATTTCATTTTTTGTTAGCTCTTTCTCTACTTCAGCCATAGCTTGTGCGGCAGACCTTGCTGCTGCCTCTTCCATTCTTTTTTGTTTACCAGCACCGATAAAACTCATTGTGGTTGTTCCTGCTGTTATAACTAAGCCTGCTATTGCTCCTGACATAATAATTTTTTATTTAATATAACATACTCAGGTAGTTCTTTATAATCTTCCGTATAAACCTCTGCCTCAGCATCTTCAATTGTTTTAGCGTTTGTTCTGTATACGCACACCCAAGTTGTATCTTCATGTATATAAGCAACTCGTTGTGTACCTATCTCAGTCATCACTTTCATTGGTGCTTTTATTCTTTTTACTTCACCTGTGTCTAGTAAAACTGACATCTCACCTTTTAAAAAAAAAGATGGGTGGTTTTGTTTATGAATAAAACTTACAACCAATGTGCCTTTCGGCATAAAAATCTCTCTGGTATATAGTCCGTCTTTTAAATGATGAGTAACTGGCATCAACTCGTCCATTTCAGGAGTGTGGTGCTTTACTGAACCATTATGTACTAAGACGTTCTCTTTGAATGTATTAATATTCTCCCAAAGAAGACCTCTATTTTGATGGACATACTCTAATATATTTTCTGGTTTATTTTTCTTTTTCCTAAATATACTTAATATACCCATAACTTTTACAAAGATATGAATTTTAAGGGAAACTTTTGAATGCCTGACTTTTTACCACAAAAAGCTCTGTTGGCGAAGTATTATTATTAGTTAGTGTAAATTCACAGTAGTGTCCTAACACTCCTTGAGATTCTGCAATAGAATTTTTAATAAATAAAAAGTATTCATTTACCCCTGGTATCGGAACGCTTCCTGCTATTGTGATGTCTATGGTGACTATAGATGTTCCGTCATTTTGTTTTACTACTGATGTAACTTGTCCTGCTAAATTAGGGTCATAAATTCCAGAACCAGGAACAGTTTCAAGACCAAAGTAAAATAAATCTCCATTTGATAAAATAGAACCAATGTTTGATGGCGGCACAAAAGTAATAGTTGCCGTAGTAGCTGTAGTTACAACATCATCACTAACACCTATACCAGTTAATGAGCGTAAAGGAAGTTGAGGTGTGTTATCAGGCAAGGTTGTGTTATTTCTTATAAAAGCAAACCAATCAGATTCTTTCTTTTCAAAATAACTTGCGTTAATAAAGCCTGTTGTTTGCAAGTCTGTTATAAACGTACCCTCCCATGCATCATCAGCTTCAAGGGCAATTGTTTTAAATTTTTTATTTTCTACAGGAGATTCATTAAAAACACTGGTTATTGTAGATATACCCTGTATACCATAAAAGTTATTTCTTGGAACACTAGCTGAGTTATGCTGATACAAATCACCACCTTTAAAAGTGTACAAAAATTGATTCATACCCTTTATAAATTCTGGGTAATAAGAATAAAAAGATGGCCACCCTTGTGCTGAACCGCTATATGTTAATGTATAATTATCCATGTTTTATTTTTTAAGTTGGGTCACATGAGCCTGTTGCTATCACCATTCCATATCTTACTTGAATATATGTGCTGTTATTAATTATATAATACAGAGGCGTAGTTGCATCATTTAATGGCGTTACACCATTAATATCCTCATATACAAAGTTACCAACTTTTGGTATAGTATTAGTATCAGTAGTGAATATTTGAGTATTAGGGTCGTAAGTAGCGTTAGGTGCAAAATAATAAGTTGTTGTATCTGGTCTACAACTATTGTCTAATTCACCAGCTGAACCTGAAAATGATGGTAAAGCCGCAGGACAACTTACATTATATATAAAGAATGTGTTTATTATTGGAGCAAAAAACTCTAACTGAAAAGTACTAGGTGTAGCAGATGGCTTAGGTATTACCAAAGTAAACACGTCCTCTCCATCAGTGCTGTTTTGTGAGCTAGCCACACTTATGGTTCTTGTAGTTCCTAGCGATTGATATGTTCCATTCTGAAGCGAAAACTCATTTACATTTGTATAAGGAGAGCCGCTAAACGTATCAGGGTAGCCTACATAGGTAGGTAACCCAGTTCCAGAATTAAATTCTCTTCCAAAAGGAAACTGATTGGCGTTATTCTGAGATGTTAATATATTGTAAGTATTGCCGTTGTATGTGGCTAACACACCATCAGGTATAAGACTTCCCATGTACATGTGTATAACAATAGCACCCACATCAGATGGAGTTCCACCTACATCAATGTCTGCAGTAAAATAACCATTGCTTGGATTTGATGCACTGAAGTTAGTATTACATGGGTTACCAGGTGATACAGGAGGAGTACATGGTCCTGTAGCTATAACAATACCATACTGTATCTCAAGAAAAGTGGTGTTGTTAACTATGATATATTGACTTGTTGCTGTATTATTTACTGGACTTCCTCCATTAGCATCGGTATAAACAAAATTACCTACGCCAGGGACACTAAGTGTCTCAGGTACAAATACAATTGGTTGTGTAAATGTCGTAGTTGCGTTTTGTGCAAAGTAATAAGTTTCTGTAGGGTTAGCGCATGTATCGTCACTCTGAACTGGTGAACCTGAAAAACTATCTAAAGCAACTGGACAATCAGCTTGAAAAGAAAAAAATGTTCCTAGTATAGGACCATAAAAATCTATATTTAAACCTGTTGCTGTTGCTGAATTTTTAGGTATTACGTGTGTATATACCCTAGTTCCTCCACCTCTTAAATCTATTTGAGATGACACAACATTAATAGGTGCATTCGTTCCAGTATTCAAATAAGTTCCATCAGTTTGTATTGTATAAACAGGAAGACTCGGTTGAGATACTGGAGTGTTGTCTGGACTTCCAAAATAAGTTGGCTGACCAACTGGAGTGTTTAACCCAACTGGGCCTTGATTGTTTCCTATGTATGTTAAACGATTAAATGTTTGCCCATTATATGTACTTAATATCCCATCAGGAATTGTGTTACCAACAATAGAATAAACCACTACCGCACCTATATCAGCACCTGCATTTATCTGGCCTAAGAAAGTTCCATTAATTTGGCTTGACTCACCTGCCACCTGGCCACATGGTAATGCACATTGTGGGCATGGTTGCGCAGGTAATAAAACGCAATTAAGTAATTCACGTACAATTAAGCCGTCTGAATATAATCCATCTGCTGCACAAACATTCATATCCTCATCAGCAAAAATTGCTGTTGAAGTTGCCAAGTCTGGGCCGTTTAAATAATATGTTCCTGATACTGCCATTCTATTTATTTTAATTATGGTGTTGGGTCGGTACAGTCACAGCAGACATCTGTTAAGTCTATTGTTCCGTAGCACAACACATCTTCTGTTGGTTGTCTATAATCGTATACTAAATATAAGTTTGAGCCAGTTGTACCCATTGTGTACTCTCCTATGTATTGGTCTGGTGCAAGGGCAACATCTAAAGGTAGAGCTGGTCCTGCAGCAGAAATTAAAGAAAGTATATCAGCAGGTGTTGCTGTATATGTCGTATTAGTTCGCAAAGCATAAAACTCATTTTGAGTCGGCTCAAAAACAAAATCATCTACACTTCTTCTATTACAAATCACTTGAACTGAAGCATTATCAGCAGGTATAACACCAGCTCCTTGTGGAGCGGTTACAGAATCAAACTGACTGATTATAATAAAATCAGTACCATCTGTGAATGTTACTTGCTCAGAATGAAGTGGAGACAAATATGTTCCATCTACCCATCTGTATTCATTGTGTATTGTTTGCCCTACATGAGTAGCATTAGTAATACATACTTGATACACAGTAATAATCTCTGCAACTGGACATTTAACCTGAACGCTAACTGATGTTCCAACTTTTCCTGTTAATGTAACTTGTGCTTCACTTTCACTTACAATGTTTTTATCAAAGTTAAAAGTAAAAGTTCCATTGCCAATAGACGTTGTAGGGACTACGCTCACCCCATCATATACCACTTCTATACTGCTAGGTGTAGAACCACCTGGTGTATTTGCCACGCAAATAATTTCTACATCTCCAACTAATAACCCAAGGTCGATACAATATTCAATTGTTTTGTCTTCAGAAAATGTAAAGCTTCTATTTATACCACATTCAATACATGATTCTTCAGATGGCAACTCTTCATCGTTAATACTTAGAACATATTCATTCATATAAGGGTCATACCCTCCAATTTTTTGATTGTTCAAACTATTAATAAATCTATCTCTAAACCACGACCTCATACCAGCTTCAGAAATTACTGTAAGCTGTTCATTTTGTCCTGCAGAACCTGTAAGCATAATTACTGCACCACGCTTAGCGTCAGTAAAATACTTATTGTAACCCCAAGAACAAAAGCTTTCAGGGTTTCTTGAAATACCATACTCTTCTATTCTGGCTATCTGAGTTCCTAAAACCTCAGGTACAGAAGCAACTTGACCTCCACCAGTGGAGTCTGTTAACAAATTCTTTCCAGCCAGGACATAAGAAATTTTATCTTCTTGTAAAACTAATATATCGGTTTCTCTTCCATGAAGTTTTTCAATAGGACCATATATATCTTCACAAGCCTTAAAGTTTAGTAAACCTAAGTTAAATTCGTTTAGTTTATTTACATTACTTTCATTATTGTAAACACCACTATAAGTTAAATCAGCAAAGCGATGTGCTTGCTTAAACTCTAATTCAGAAGTAGATGTAGTTCTTTCTCCTAAACTAAACTCTTTTCCTACAATTGAATCTCTAACCCTATAGCTTTCTACACCATTTCCGAAAGAAAAACAATTAAAAAAGTCTGTTAATATAACAGCAGATTGAGTACTGGTTTGATTTTGTATGTTACCATCATGTCTTCCAGTTGTCTTATCTATATTGAACACATCTGCAGATTCATACCATAAATCTGGCGTAGCATCTTGAGGTTCGGTTTCAAAAACCAATGTATTTTCAGCTCTAAATACTTCTATTTTTAAATCAGCACACGCTCTTTTTCTACCTGAATTCTTAGCTCCAGAACAAGAGTTTGTTCCAACTATCCCTAAAGACTTCAATCCTGTACTTGTACTTTCCAAGAATTGCCATTGATACACACATCTGTCTTGTGCCATTTGACCTAAAGCAGCATTTGTTGAGCCAGCTGTTATGAGTGCAGGATTGTAATAGTTGTCAAAGTAAGGAGCTGGACAATCTGGGTCTCCTGTAATTCCAGAGACTGTACCACTATTTAATAAAGAAGCAATATTGTCTCCATCCCACCATTCTTTAAAATTATCATAATCCTGTGAGGCTGTTAGTTTTAAGTTTAGATTATACTGTCTTCCATCACATTTCTTTCCTGGACCACCTCTTCTTCTGAATTGTGCGGATATATTTATTCTTGACCCTGCAGGTAGTGAGTAATCTATAAACTGTCCTGGGTTATTAGGGTCTTCAACCCCAACTGGATAAGCCACTCTTGGGTGGTCGTTTTTTCTTCTACCACAATCACTCCTGTTTCCATATAGAACTGTCGGTAAATCTCCTTGAATCACCTGAAAGTCGTTAGCAATTACTTTCATATAAGTACCTGCTGGGATAGGAATCTGTGCGCCATTAGAATCTTTAACCTCAATAAAGTTTTCTGTCTGAGCCTCTTTCTGCAAAACAGTAGCATACTGACATCTTGTGGTTGGGCCAGCGGTGTCGGCCTTTACCCTTAGTCTATCACCCTCCTGAACTTTTCTAGCGTTTTCACCCTCCAATAAAAAGTATGTTGCTGCAGTTGCAGGCTCATCAAAAAAGATGTTTGAATAAACTGTATTGTAATCCTCAAAATCTGGCTTTATACAAAGCTTATATCGGTCTGCCCATACTGGTGCTATTTGTGATGGTGGTATAGTTACTTGTATTGTATTCTGAAGTTGTGCGGCAGAGCAACCTACGTGAACAGTATTATTAGGGCTAACAAGAGCCGTTGATGAACGATTAAATTCATCCATATAGATAATACCTATCTCATAATCTCTGTCACTATGTAAACTTTTAGGATTTCCAATACCAAGAAAAGTCCCCTCTGCAAATGTAGCTGTATAGTATTCATAAACACTCTGAGTTGGAGTAGTTAAATCATCAACAAATCTCATTGCTGGCACAACAAAACCAATCTCTGTGCTCCCTGGACTAGAAATTATTTCTATAGGTTGTCCAGCTGCCGTAATACCACTTTCAAATTTTATTAATGCATCAAGGGTGTTTGGAATAGAACAATTCCATTCATCAGTAAGAGTTGTTCCATCGCAAGAAGTTTCATTTCCAGGGACTGGGTCGTACACTGGAAGTATGTTTGCTGCTGTCCCTATCGACTCTATAAATTGAGGGTTTTGAGATAATTCATAAACACTTGAGAAATCTATAGGTAATATAAATGTGAATTCAAGTTCTAAATTTGTAGACTGTTGAACTGGGAAAGGAGTTTGCCCAGAAAACTGAGCATGACTATATCTAATTTCAAAAGTTAAAGAAGCACCAGCCTTTAGCTCTAACTCACCTAAATCAAAAAACACCGCAGCGTTTACAATATTTTGGCTTCCATTAATGTTGTATGTAAAAGAAGCGGTTCTGTCATCAAAATCAGCAGCACCTATTTCTTCAGACAAAAGGTCGCAATAATATTCTAGACGAATAGGATTTGTGTTTAAATCCAATAAGTCATAACCATCAACATAATTACCATATATTAATCTGTTACCCATTATTGTTTGGGCTTGAGCTTTTAATGGGACGTTGTCAAACAATCTTACTAATTGTGTTGGATTTAAAACAGTGTATATTTTACTATTATTAAAGTTTAAAGTATAATCTGTATTGTCTGCATATCCAAGATTTTCTTTGTCAAATATCTCTATAGATTTTATAACACTAGATGTGGTTTCAGCAAAAACAACTTCTATAGCTTTTACCAAAGGACCTCCACTATTGTAAGTAACTTTAACATTATTAAATGCGTTTGTCATTCCCTCATTCAGACCTGATTCTATTTTATAATCAAATCCTTTGGGAACAAAAGCTGGTTCTGTAAATTGTGATAAAGCAGAGTATTCTCCATCTCCATATCTATATCTGTAAGCAAATGTTATAAATCTTTCTTCTATAAAGTTCTCTTCACCAGATAAGTTTGTTAATTCAAATGATGGAGCTGAAACTGGCGGTTTTTTAATTACCAATAGTTGCTCCTCTAAATCAGGTGAGTTAGCGTCATAGTTTCTAGTGATGTTTATAAACCTAGGCTGGTTGTAGTTGTCAGTCCAGAATAGTAAATCCTCAACCCTGTTTACACCTGTTATTAGAAAATCTTCATTGAAGTTCAAGACAGTTTGTATAGCATCAGCTGTAACAACGTGATAAGTTAATAGGTTTAATTGAACATTATATGACACAACTAAATCTACTATACCACCTGTACTGTGAGCAGGGTCATGAACAAACCAATACAATGTTTCTCTTTGGCCGTCCTCATAAGCACCAATGCATTTTGCTTGTGAACTTAAAGGAACACCATTATAACTCAAAGAAGTTAGCTGTTGATTACCTCTTGTGTTTTCAACTGAACCAACTTCAGATTCTTCAGTAGAACCAAGTCTAATATTCATCGCATCAACATACTCGCCATTTGGCACTAAGCGTTCATCAACGCTTTTATTCATGCGGCCTGCAATAAAATTTCTAGTAGTTTCTGCCATCTTACTTTATCCACTTATCCATTCCTCTGATGTTCTGTATCAAACGACCTGGATGTATATTACTAATTCTAAGCTTAGCGTTTCTTAGTAACGCAGAGCTTCTTTTTCTTGCTCTAGCAACAACATATTCTTGTACACCAAACTTAGCATTCAATATAGCAAACTGAATGTAAGCATAAACATATTCTTCAAATAATTTATTGACACTAATTTGAGAGTCATCTCCAGCCTCCATTCCGTCTGAAACATATTCCAGAATACACAACTCACCTGCCATATCTGAACTGAAGTTTATAACTCCAGCTTTTTTATTTATTTTAAATGTAGGATTAAAGTTTGCAGTTTCAGTATTTAATCCATACTGAGCTCCTATACCATAATCAAAATACCAATCCCCATCTACACAATACCCCTCTCTATTATTGTAAGGGCTTTGCTCGTTGAGGTAAATACTTTTTTTAGTACCCTCTATCCTTTGCATATCAATCGTAGACGTAGACGGCTTTAAAATGTTTCCATCATGGTCAAATAATATTCTACAGTTGTGGTCTTGAAGATATGCATCGCTCCAATTAGTTTGAATGTTTTCTGTAAGTGGTCTAAGCACACCATCTTTATATAAAGATATTCTTACCCAATTAACATAATCTATTGGCAGCACATATCTTAATGTGTCACACACATCTAGTTCTAAAATCTTTAGCTCTTTAAATGCATCATAGTTGAGTTCCTGTATAGCCCTTTTTGCGTGAAACAAAATTCTATATCTTTCCTCATTATTGACTAAACTATGGTTGCCAGCATACATTAACATAAAATTGTTGACTATGTCATACAAACTTACATATTGATATGACCCCCAGTTAGCATCTTCAGGAGCGTTTCCATTGTTTTCGTAATATTGATATTCTGTTAAGTATGCCATTATTGTTCTTTTTGTTCTTCTCTCATATCCATTGATTGCCCAAACTGAATTGCTTGAACTTCTCTAATTGACATTCCAGCATATTGTAATATTTTATTTACCAATGTCGGCTCGTCTTCTAAAGGTAATTCAAAATCCTGGTATAAAGCATCTGATTGATTAAAAGATGGTTCACCTCCAACTAGTTGAGCATAAGTCCACTTAGGGTCTTTAGGATATCGTATATACTGACACAAGATTCTGCCAGCTGATGTCTCTCCAGAATTTATTACATTTACACCCCATTGAAAGTTCTCAGGGTATACCTGTATTACTGTTCCATTCTGTGAGTAAGCTGGGAACAATTCTGTAGGTTTAGTTAAGTTAGACATATTGAGCTGTGTAATCTTCTTATTGGTAACTTTCTCACATTCATTTACACCCTGTCTAGTACTTAAAATTGTATATGAATCTCCTGCACTTATAAATATATCATCTTCTAATATTAAAGTGTCAGTAGCCACTGTGTTTAAATATCTAACATTTGTTGTTTGTCCAGTGCTTAAGTTAACAACAACGTCACCTGGCTGTACACCAAGGACAAAAAAGTTTTTGGTGTTATCAACTAATTCATTTACGCTAGCTAACGTGTTAGTGCTATTAGCAACTAAATATCTTGTAAGCAATAAAACTTTATTTATCAAATAATAATCTGAGCCTGTTGTGGCTGTAGTCGGCACGCTGTACGTAGAAGTAGCAGATGGTGAAATGATTACCTCATTAGCTCCATTAAGATATACTGGTGCAAGAGGTTGCTGCTCCGAAAATAATTCGATAGCATCCTGATAAGTTTGTTTTATATCTGCCAATCCAACCCCTGATTGCCTAGCATTCTCTTTAGTTATTTGATAATTATACTGATAGAAGTAATCCTCAAAAATATCTAGCTGCGCTTGCTTGGCATATAAATTAAAATCACTAGGAGTTATATATCCATAGTTGTTTTTATTAAGAACCGACAGTACAGTTTCTCGTACTGAATTTATTATGCTCATCTGTTAATTTATTTACTACAAAGATAAGCAAAAAAAAAGAGGTTGCATTTCTACAGCCTCTTTCTTGATTGGTTGGAGTTATCAGCTCCATCTATTATTATGAAGTACTTTGCAAAAATATAAATTATTTTTTATTATCCAAGTTCTTTTCAAGAAATTTTAATACTTCAATTCCCTCATCAGATTGAAGATAGCTTGCAATCACATAGTAAGGGTCTTCTCCAAAAGGAAGATTAATCATTCTCTTTTTGTTCTTATCAGTATTGAAGTATACATCTTTCTTGTTGTTCTTGAAAACTAATACCTTATAATTAAAAAACTCTTTTATTTTAGAGTTAAGTTTTAACGCAGGGTCTTTAACAGACCTTAAAAACATATCTGGTTCTTGCTCGGCAAATATAAGAATATCTCTTCTTAGCTCTGCTGATGTAGTTCGAGACGTGTCTGTGTTGAACAACACTCTAGCTAAAGCTTCCACCTGGTCTATATCAAGTTGTCTAGCTTCTATAAGAGCATCTACTCTGTTATTTAATTTATCCATTTCTTTCTGAGCATCTTTCTCAGTATTAACCTCAACAAACTTGCTTCCATTCATTGGGTGATAATGTAAAAACTCTTGAAGCACTTGATTTGTTCTTGGAACAGATAAGAATCCGTCTTCAAAAACAATTGGCTCTACAATAGCATTACCATCTTGCTCATCTTCAAATGGGCTTTTTTGGTTACGTGCATAACGTAAGGCTCTGTTAGTTCCTGTACTTTCATCAAAGTACATCAATGGATATCTTCTTGAGTTTCTAGTTGGCAGCATAAAAGAAAGTGGTGCTGCATCTTTGGTAAGTTTATAGGTCTTATTGACCAATACATTTTTTTTCATTTGATTATAATTTAATTATTAAAAAAGGTTGAGGTCGCAAATTGCGACCCCTACCTTATTATTTAGTTTATGATTGGAAAATCACAAAGTTGTTTGCACCCATAGTACATACACATCTTTCAGATAGGAAGTTTACTTCCATAGCATCTAAATCAGATGTCATTGCACCACCAGCTGAACCTGTAATCCAAGTCTTGTACTTTCTGTCTTCAGTTTCTGAAGCTCTGTATCGTACATGTAAGAAAGGACGCTTAGCATTCTTTCCAAGGATTTGGTCGTAAACAGTAGTTGAACCTGCAGGTACTAGTAAACCATTTACAGAACCTGTTCCAGTTAAACCACCACGCATAGTTGGGTCGTTTAGGTATTTCCAGTCAGACTTGTAGAAATCATATCCTCTACGGAATCCAGTGAATCCAAGATTCAATGCCATCTCCATGTCATTGTCAAATAGACCATAAGAAGTACCATTTGCAGTAGACTGAGCAGAACCATTAAGTTCAGCTAACATGTCATCAATATCAAATCCAAATTGTCTGTTCAAGAAAAGTACGTTTTCTTCAATAGCACCTTGCTTGTCTAAACGAGAAATGATAGTATCGAAATCTGCTAGTGCAGTTGGGTTTCCACCTGCCCATACATTTCCTCTGTTTTCTACTGCGTAGAATACACCCTCAGAACCTTTGTTTCCTACATCTCCACCAGCAGCAATTGCTCCAGAGCCTGCTTCTGCTGGTACTGCTTCAATCATAGCTGTTTCTAAGTAGTCATCAAAACGTAAACGAGTTTCGTGCTCAGACTTCAAATACCATAGGTATCCTGAAGCTCCGTTTTCAGTAGTCACTTCAATCCATCCGATTTGAGCCATATCAGAACCTGATACTGCATACTTATCTTTGATGATGATTGGTGAGTTGTCGAAGATTTCATCTTCAGCCTCTAAAGAACCTTGCATTCCTGCTGTTCCTTTTTTGAATTCAGAACCATAGATAAAGATAGTTGCATCAGCATTACCTGCTCCTGAACCACCTGTATAACCTGCAGCGTTATAGAAAGCTACAGTAATTTGGTTATCGTTCAATCCTCCTGCAACACCTACTGCAGTTACGATTCCTTTATATTCTCCTGAATCATCATTGTTAGAAACAACAACAGTTTGACCTACACGAATAGCGATAGTTCCAGCTGTTAAGCCTGTTGCAGCTCTGTCTGGTACTAATGCATCGTTAATGTCAAATGTTACATTGTCTCCATCAACTACTGCTCCTGTTCCACACTCTGTATATTTAGTGTGTAATCTTCCTTGCTCTGCCCACTTTACTAGGTCTGAGTTACTTGGTAGCTCAGCTCCTACTAAACGTAAGAAAGAAGAAATAGTTCTATTACCATAACGCTCAAATTCTTTTTCATAAGTGTCTGGTAAGTACTGATTCAAAAAGTTGAAATCAGTAATGTAATTTGTAGCCAACGGCACTTGTTGTGGTGCTGGCTGTAGCGCAAACCCTGGTCCTACTGGAGTAGTGTTTGGCCCTAATAATTGTCCTGGCATTTTTTAATTTTTTAAATGTTGTTAATTTTTTCTTTTAATACTCTTAATCTTTAAACCTCTGCCCTCGCTTGGATTGATTGCACGAAACTGAGTTCCTCCTTTAGAAACAACTTCTGGAGCAGAACGTGTAGACATATTAATATTTTTCATTTTTCTAGTTACGTCTTCCGTTGCTGCCGCCTTGCCTTGTTCGTAAAAAAACCTTGCGAACTTGTCAGGGTTCATTGCTGCTGCTAATGCTTTGTGATACTCAGCCGCATCTTTAACTAATCCATCTTCATTCAAATGATTATTAATAAAATTAATAACGCTTGATTGAGATTTCTTAATCTCTTCTACAGAACCTCCAGGATTGTACAACAAATTAGCGTCATCAATACTGACCTTAAAACCTTTAAAGTCTTGATTAAGCACCTTGTCAGTTTCTTTGTTAAAGAAATCTACTTTCCTAGCCTGCTCTTCTGACTGAGTCTTTGCATTCTCAACGTATTGCTTGTAAGCTTTATAGTCTTCATTGTCCTCAGAAATACCAGTTGCACTTGACTCAAGTGGCTGGCGATACATTTCTTTTTGTTCATTGAAAAACTTTCTAGCTTTTACAATTGCTTTTTTCTTTTTTAACTTAGCTCTTTTGATATCAGATTCATCGTCAAGTTCCTCATCATAGGAATAATCTTCCATTAACAGCTCAACATCTTCTTTATCAATGCCCTCTTCAGTGGCTAAAAGATACTCAGTTAAAATTTGGTCTTCATCTAAGGAATCAAAGTCTCTGTTTAATTTAACATAATCTTCAATGCCACGACCAGTTTTCTTTTTATATTCAAAATAAGCTGACACATCTTCTGGCAGTTCAGTATTGTTTTCTTTTTCTTCAAACAATTGGTCTACCGATGATATGTCCTTATCATATCTATTCTTAATAAAACTAAGAACGTCTTCTTCTTTTAGTTCAGCACCTTGCGTTTCCTCAGGAGCTGCGGTTTGCTCTACAACTTCAGTTTCCACTTGTTGTTGTGTTTGCTCTTCGTGTTGCTGTTCAACCTTTTCAATTAGATTTTCTTCTACTTCAGCGGCTGACTTTTCTTCAACAACACCCACTTCTTTTACTTTTATTTCCATTAGATTAAATTTTAGTACAAATATAGTACATTAAACAATTATTTTTTATTTAGTTTATCTTGGGTCAAACTCTGCTAAATCAAACCCATCTAAACTATCTTCATTAGACTCAAAGTTTTGAGGAGGTAAGTTATTTTTTCTTTGATTAATTAACTTAGACTGCTCTGTATTTTGTTGACTAATACGAGAAGCTTTAGCTGTTTCTCTTTGAACTTCTCTCTTAGCTAGAGCCTCTTCTGACATTCCTCTCAACTGTTGATTATAATTAAACTCTTCTGCCATCAACTGACTTTTTAGCATAGCTTCATTCTTCATCTTCTCAATTTCAAAAGCTATCTCGGCTTGTTTAATTTGCATCTTAGCATTCATCTCTGCTTGAGATTGTTGCATAGCTGCTTGCGCAGCCATTTGCTGAGACTTTAATTGCTGAGCGGCTTGCATCTGTTGCTTTAACATAGCATTCTTCTCATCACGTTCTTGCTTTTGTTTTCTTTTTACCTTAAGTAATTGATTAGCAAGTTTAATGTTTTTAATTTCTCTTATATCAATAGCATCTTCCAGATTTATATCTTGTTTAGATAAAGCCATTTGGATATTAGCCTCAAGCTGAGCTTTCTCTTCTTCATCAGGTGAAACCTCAATAAAGATACCGAAGTCATAAATATATAAATCAGATATATCATTAAGTATACTTACGTTATACTTTCCTATTTTATTTATAAAATCTTCTTTGAAATCAGAGTACTCTAATATATCCGCTACTCTATAAGTTAAAGCTTCTGCCAGTGTTCTGTAAACATACAAGCTTCCTTGAAGTATATGTCTAGTTGCTGTGTTAGAGTTTAACGCTGCAAGCTTTTGTAATCCAACTAACGAGTTGGGGTCAGGAGTTGAGCCATCTCTAGCTTCATTTAACCCTGTTACAGTTCTAATCATGTTTAGATAATGATTATAGTTTGTAATAAGCATCTGAGTTTTACTAGCACCACTATTAGATGTAAGTTGCTGTATAGGAACTCTGGCTTGATTAAAGTCTCCGTCTTGTGTATAGCTTCTTCCAATTACAGAACCTGTTTGGAAATATAATCTTAATGCATCTTCAGGATTATACGCAGCTCCTGTCCCCAGGTCAACTTCATTTAATCCATCTGCATCTATAAATACTCCATCAGGCACAGTCCTGGCTATAACTTGTTGTAATTTCAAATGTGTAATCTGAATCAAATCAGCAAAAGGAATCATTCTTCTAACCAAAGATTCAATTACGCCTTTGTACATTCTTGGAGCTACAGCTACATAGTTTGGTAATGCGTGTTGTGAAGAAGACTGAGGGCGAACCATATTACTAGCCAGTTCCCACTTCAAAAGAATATCAGTACCCATCACCATTATTCCGTCATACCAAACATCAATAGTTTTTGAAACCTTTTCAAACCTGCCCTCTTCCATCATTTCTGGTGGAGGATTGAACTGGTCATCTTTTTCTATCATTTTCATAGCTCCGCTATCAGTAACTTTTTTCTTATAAACCATCTTCTTCGTGGTTTTATAATTGAAATACATTAAGGTTACTGTGTCTCTATAAAAAATATCGTTCTGATAATATTGTGCTACGTTGTAGTAATCATACCAGCTTTGACTATATTTAGATATCTTATCTAAATCTTCATTAGTTAATGTTGGGTCAATCTTTAGGAGCTCCGTAATAGGAACAACTTTAATTTCACCCCAGTAAAAACAATCTTTAAAATGTGGGTCTTCAGTATAACTATACACAACATTAGCAGGGTCAACATATTTAACCTCTACACCAGAGCCTGGTAAAAACTCATGCTTGGCTACACCAATACCTAATACTGTTAAATCATAATCAATACGCTTACGTGTGTCTGCATAATGATTTTCTTGAAACATAGTGTCAATAGCCTCCTCTTCAGCTATCTCTATGGCTGGCTTATAATTAAGCTGCATGTATAGTGTAAGTTCTTCGTCATTTTCAGGAAGAGAGTCAGGGTCCATTGTAAATGGGTCTGCTCCTGTCATGTTTTTAATATCTAAGAGTATGTCTTTGGCGGCCATCTGAGCCTCCACCATGTCTTGATACTTACTTCTTTTACCTTGGGATAACACATCTTGCGCAAAAGCTTTTACTTTAAACAGTCTGTCTGACATTCCATTAACTACAATGTCAACAAACTTTGGAAGTATAGGAACAGGGGTCCAGTCTAAATTAAGATAAGATAAATCTCCGTCTACTGCTAGTTCATTTTTGTATTTTCCAACTGATTGTTCACCTCTTGCGTATAAACGTAATCTGTGAAAATCTCGCCATTGGTTATAATAACGACAGCCATTGCCGTCTTTTCTAAACCACTCATACTGTATTGCTTGCCCTATCTGTAAGCCAAACTCATCAGTGGCTTTTTCCGCATCTGATACAAATTGACTAGGGAATCCTACAGACGAAATATCTATTTTAACTTCTTTCATCTATCTAATTAAATCGCTTATTAATCCCTTATTGGTATACCTTGCAAAGTTAATGGAAATTTTTGAGCTTTTCTTTTCAGGTGTATAAAGATGCTTTTGACAAGCCATAATCGCTAAACCACTGCTAATAGATGCATCAAATCTAGTTCTGTTGCTTATATCAAACTTAGCCCAGTCTTCTAGAGTCCTGGTAAATGGCATAGACCCCATAAGGTCAGGGTCTCTAAATGTACCCTCCATATCTAAACCAATATGTTTTTCTATATACGATTCTATTGCAGCTGCATGAGCTTGTTTTATATCCTCACTGGAGTTTGGTATACCTCCTAATTCTTTTTCTGTTCTTGATAATTTATTAAAAACCTTATCAGGCCTATTCATACTAAAAGCTCTATATCCTCTGTTTTTAAAATGATACAAAAGCCTAGGCTTGTTATTCTCAACAAGTATTGGCATTCCATAAAACACACAAGCCATTAACACTTCTTCAAAAAATATTTCTGCGGTTTGAGGTCTTGCTACATACTCTAAGAAAAACTCATTGCTTGGAGCTTCGTCCATGTTGAATTTTGTCAGGCCATGTAGTGCACCATTAGAACCTCTTCCACCTACTGTTCCAGATATGTCATAACTATCACAACCAAACGCACCCAGGTGTTCATTACCTGGCATCTTTTTCCCATTCCTGTTTATGATTCTATTCTGTAAATTTTTGTTGGGTGTCCACGAAACTAGGAATCTCCCACGATTGTTAGGTGTCCATATAACTTTAGAATCTTTTATTCCATCTTTCCATGAAAACGAGCCTCTTGTTAAATGATGTTCTTTTATAACAGAATCGTTATAATCAATCTGCTGATATATCTTTGTTAAATTAAATAAAGATTGTTTACTTTCATCTCTGAAAGCATGTGACTCAGTTCTTGGAAACTGTCTATAGAATTCGTTCAAAGCATCAGGGTCATTCTTTAGACTTTCAACTTCAGCTTCCCAATAATCTATCGCACCATTCTCTATAACCTCACCATCAACACCAATAGTTTTTTCTGTAGGTTTTCTAAAAACAGGTAATCCATATCTATCTATAAATCCCTCCATATTCCATTCCATTGGAATAAATAAGTTATATAATCCGCTTTTAGTTTGGCCATTAGAATTACGCTTACTCAATGATGAATCCTCGTATAATTTTTTAAAATTATCTCCACCCTTGCTCAATGCATTAGAAGTAGAACCCATCATACATTTACCTATAATCTTACTACCTAAACGCAAACAAGTTTTTGTTACACGCCAGTTATTTAAAATATTATTTGGCTTTATCCATTTACCACTTTCATCATGCACTAACAATAATAACTTCTCACCATCATAGGAGTTGTCATCTGTGTTCTTCCAATCTATAGTTGTATCCAATCCTAACAATTCTTCTTGGTTAGAATCATACATATTTTTTTTTGTTATTTTAGATGCTGGTATCCTAAACGCTAACTCTGTTTTAGGTTTATCCATACCATCTTGTATAGGCTTGAAGAAGAATGGTAATCTGTTTGCTATAGGAACAACTTTATCAGTAAACATTTTCTTAGCGTCTGCTCCTGTTTTAGATAGTATACCAACCCTCGAATCTTTTGCGAGTGTCCCTGTATTGACACTCTCTGAAGAGCCCATGTAAGAAAAGCCTGAACGCCTTATTTTTAAATAAGCCATTCCAAAACTTCTGTTGTCAGCCTTGCATGCCTCCCAATACAAATAAAATATTCTATTAGCTTCTCTATAATCTGGGTAACCCACATCTATAGATGTCCATTGCAAGTACATGTAGTGAGCTCCTGATATGTATGTAGGAACTCCATTATTCATAAACCAATAACCTAATTCTCTATTATCAAATTCATTCTCAATATAATCAACCCAGTTGTTTTTAAACTCACTAGGCATTTCATTCCATTGAAATATTGATTGAATTTTACTAAGAGGTTTTGGAATATCTATTCTTTCCCAGTATTGTTCAGATTTTTTATTTGAACGTGAATGTATTTTTTTTGGTTGTTTGGGTAGACCAATAATAAGACCTTGTATATTTATAATCTCTCCAAGCTCGCCACTTCTAGATATACAGACAAAGTCATATTTCTTGTTGTATCCATACTCCCAACTTTTATTTTTGTTCTTGTTGGTAAGTACGGATTTAGGTACGTAATCTTGTACAACTTTATACATGTCGTTATTTTGACCTACGCTCTGCAAATCCTTGTTTTGTATCTACTTTGTTATTACTTTCTGCTAGAGATAAAGCTTCTTTTTCTGCCTCTATTCTACTTAGTATTTCAAATGCATCAAATATCGCAAGCTTTTTAGTAGCTGCCGCATTCTTAAGTCTATCTGCTGCCAAATCATCTTCAGGGTCTGGCTTAATAATATCTTCTTTAGCAACCTTAATTAATTGATGAACAGCTCTTCTGGCTGCGTCAATAATTTCTAATTTAATTTCCTTGTTTGATTTCATTCTCAAGTTCTTTTTCTAAACACGCCAGGGCTCGCCAAGCTACCTTAGCAGTATGTCGAATCCCATCATTGTCAATTGTTCCAGCCTCTATTAAATGTCTAGCTAATGCATCGTAATCGTCTGTTGATTTATTTCTGTCCCAATGTAAATTTTTATCTGGGTGATGTTGTTTGTTTCCTGCTAAAGAAACACGTGAAACCTCCATTAATGCAAGAGGAAAATATTTAATAACACCTGTAAATACAGGTCTTTTTTTTCTTTCTTCTGGATTTAATTTCATAGTATCATTGTTATCTGATGGTCAAACATTCTATATAATTTTTCTCCATCTACTTCAAACTCATATTCACTCTCTGGTCTGAAAGATATTAAATCACCCTTTTTAACGCCTTGATTTACTAATGTAGTATTAGGATAAATCATCTCAGCAACTAAAGGTTCTTCTTTAGTGTTCTTAAATATAATGGATTCTTTTGTTTTAATTGGTTTAACATAACAATACCTGTCATGAGCATACCATTTGTTATCTTGCTTAAACATAAAGAACTGTTCGCTGTCAACTAAAAACAAGTTGTCTTTTAGAAAACTTTTACCACTTTTTCTGCGTCCCTTAATATCATTGTAGAATTTAAAAACATTGTGATGAACAAGAAGAGTATCACCTACCTTTATAGGTCCACAATAGTTTATAGGCAGTGCTTTTACTTCAGCATACCTGTTTGAGTACCTGGCATCTTCTTCAGATGAGCTAACAAGAAAATCTATCCCACCAATATTTTTTGTATTGGAATATCTTTTGTTTTCTCTAGGTGTTACTATAAAGTCAGTTGGTGATTTCAAAAGTTTATATTGTATTCAATGGATACAGGCATAGTCGAACTAAACTCTTTCCAAAGAATAACAACATCATCTTCTTCTATGTATATTTTGTAGGATTGCAATTGAGAATCATATTTAATTAAATGAATCCTGTGTGTTCCATTTAGAACTTCTTGACCTACTAAGTAATGCATAGCTCCAGACTTATAATCTGGACCGACAGATATTTTTCTTATATCCATTATATTAAATTTTATTATTAAGACTTAAGTAAGTCTATTTCTGCTTTCAATTCTTTTATTGCTTGTACAAGAACAGGGATTAGTCTACCATAACTTGCTTCTAATCTTTCAGGGTTGTTATCATAAACAAGCTGTAGGTTTTCATCATCTACCTTTTGTAATTCTTGTGCGATAAATCCTAAATCTTTCTGTCCTACCTTAGCTCCATCTCGCATATTCCAATCAAATGTTACAGGCTGTAATTTGCTAATTAAGTCAAGCCCATAAGGTGATGGTTGTACGTTTGTTTTATCTCTGCCATCAGAAAGTGCAGATATTGTTTGTACTTGACACCTTAAGGCAGTTATACTTGAGTTTCCTAAAGTTATTTCATTATAGACAGTAGCAGAGCTTGCTTGAGCGTTTCTACCGATAACGATGTTATTATCTCCATATGTTATATTAGAACCTGCATTAGAACCTAAAGCTGTGTTCCATCTACCTGTAGTATTAGACTCAAGTGAAAGATATCCTACAGCTGTGTTTTCAGCACCAGTCATATTTACAAGTAAAGAACCCCTACCTACAGCTGTGTTTGATGCTGCACCATTTTCTCTTAAAGCTTCTCGCCCTATTGCTACGTTATTATTTCCAGGGTTACCATTTTTTTGAGCATGATAACCTATTGCAACACTACTATTTTGTACAGCAGCATTTGCATTAGCTTCGTTTCCTATAGATACGTTAAAACTACCTGTAACGTTGTTTATAGATGTTTGATACCCTATTGCTACGTTATTGTTTGCGTTCGAGTTTAGTAAAGACTCAAATCCTATAGAGGTATTTCTACTTGCTGTTGTTGCTAGTGACAATGAATTTTTACCAAATACAGTATTATAACCACCTGTGAGGTTAGCTAAATTTCCTGCATTATTTCCTGCAATGGTACTATCATTTGGTTGGTCTAAATCTAAAAGGCCTTTTATTGTGGCTGTGCTATCTACCAAAAGCTCACCTTGACCCAATGAAACAGGAGCGGTTGTTGAACCAATGTAAACGCCTACATGTCCAAATCTAGTGCTGATTTCTGTAACCCTTACTGTTTCGGTATTAGTTTCATCTATAAAACTAACATAATTACCTCCACCAATATTAATAGTATTATTTTGGCCATCGTATGTAAGGTCGTTTCCTATATATATAGCTCCATTTCTAGTTATTGTAGGTGCAATATTGTTTCCAAAAGCTAAGGTCTTCTTTACAGTTCCTCCTGTCAAAACTTGAAGAGTATTACCCTCCCCAAGCACTCCAACATTACCAGATGTAGTGTTGCCGCTACCTATAGCAAAATTTCCATCACCTGGGTCTGCAACTGCTATATCGTTTACGTTATTCTGATATCCTAATGCAAGATGCCCTTCTCCTTGGTCTTCAACTATATTGTTGTTTCTACCAAGAGCAACGGAGTAAGCGGAGTTGGCAAGAGACCCAGAACCCCCTGCAATTGAGCCCTCTGCGTTTGCTGTACCGCCTATTAATGCCAATGAATCTGTTCCGTTTGAAACAGCAGCACTTCCTATAGCAATAGAGCCAGTTCCAGTTGCCTGAGCAGTTCTACCCAAAGCCGTTGAATATTGTCCTGATGCTGCAGTATTAATTCCAATTGCAACGGCATCTGTATTTGTAGCGGTAGCTTGGTTTCCTATGGCAACTGCATTTTGAGCAGTTTGACCTGTAACGGCTGCTAAACCAAGGGCAAGTGAATCTTGACCTTGTGCGTTTGGAGTAGTTCCTATTGCGACAGCTCCTGTGCCTGTTTGAGCAATAGCTTGAGTTCCTATCGCAATAGCTCCGTTTGTTGATGCTTGAGACGATATACCTAGGGCAACTGCTCCTGTACCGCCTGCAACAACGTTATCACTTCCCATTGCAATAGACCTTGTTGCTCCACTTGCAACTTCATTGCCTTGACCTGCTACAATAGATTCTTTTCCGTATGCATTGTTTTTTTTACCGATAGCAGCTGAGCTTGCGGCATTAACTATGTTGTTAGAACCTGTTGCAAATGCTCCATCAGCACCTGAAACACCAATATTATTCTGACGGCCTAAAGCTACTGAGTTTTCTCCACCTGAGCTTATTACGTTTTCAAATCCTGACACAATAGAACCAGGTGAGGCAACTGAATTTCCTTTTCCAAATACTGCAGAGTGTTCAGCTGTAGATAACGTAGTTGATGTGTTACCAACTACTACACTATAATCTGCTGCGTTTACTGTACTAGTTCCTCCTGTAATCCCTGCTTGCCCTGATGCAACTACACTATCTCCATAACCAAAAGCATTAATTCCTGAAGCTGTACTACCACCACCTCCTGCAAAAGCGTTTGCGGCATTTGCTTCTGAATTTCCAATAGCAAAGCTTTGTAGAGCTGAAGCTACAGCTTGTCCGCCAAAAGCAAAGGACAGTTCTGCTGAAGCTATAGATTGTTCGCCTCCTGCAAAAGAGTTTATTCCTGTTGCCTGATTTTCATTTCCAAATACAAACGCATATTCACCAGTTGCGCTGTTACCCTCTCCTGCCACAAAAGTATGAGGTGCTGAAGCTGTATTTCCTTTTCCAAAGACGGCAGAACTAACTCCAGTATTATTATTTGATAATCCTGCAGTAATTGAGTAATCTGCATTAACTGTGTTGTTATCACCAAACGCTGCAACCGAAGACCCATCAATAGTAAGTGACGAACCCCAACCGATTGAATGATTAGCATTCAACTGACTGCTTTGGCCTCCTAATAATGCAAAGTCATCTAAAACACTATTTCCTGAACCGAACACATTTGACTGACCTCCATTTATTGAGTTGTTTGCGGTGTCATTGAAGTTCAATGATGTACCTCCTGGAATAGGGCTTATCACTATTGGAGCGTCTCCTATTTCTCTAGTGCCTGTCCATAGTGTAATATTACCTGGTGTTCCTTGTCCTGTTATAACAGGGCTGTTATCTATCTTAGCCCAAAATACGTTTCCTGCATCATCTTCTGAAATAATTGCCCAATCTTGTGGCTCCCAATCTGTGATTCCACTTAAATCTGTTGTTCCTGCAACAGATACAACCCAATACTTTCCTGTATTTCCAGGAATAAGAGATATGGCTTGTAAGTCAGGAGTGTTTGTGTCTGCGTCCCATGTTCCTTGAAACTCAAGGCCTGAACCTTGGAAGTTTTGCCAAGTAACATTTCCTGATGCATCTGAAACTAAAACTTGTTCATTATTTCCTACTTGGTTATTAGCATCATATATAGGTCCTAAAAGTTTTGTATCTCCTCCTAAGGTTGTAATTCCTGAAACTGTTAAGTTTCCTAGTAAACTACTATCTAAACCTACTGTTAAGTTTTGTGCTATACTTAAGCTACCAACACCGCTTCCATTATCCAGATAAACTATTGTGCCGCTTGGAGCTTGACATGCATCTTTTGCATCAGTGGTGGCAACATCTTGGTAAAACAAAGAATTAACCAGCTTAAAAGACTCCTGGCCAGATGAACTGGAAGTAAATATAGGGATTCTGTAAGAACAACCATCAAAAGCTTCATCTATAATAAAATTAGCAATATCCCCTAATGTAAAAGTTTTTGTCTGCTTTTCAATAGGCGTTGAATTTGCAGCAGTTCCAATTAAATAATCCCCAGACTCAATTGGTAACTGATTAGGGTATGATAAAGTATTACTAATTTTAGCCATGTTCTATTCTTTTTTCTCGGTGACTTCTCCAGTTTGTAAATTTATAACTGACTCTTCACCATATTTTTTTATTAGTTCTTTTTCTAGTTCGACAAACTTACTTTTGATTTGTTTTATGTTGCCGATAATATTTTCTTTCTGAAGCTCTAAGTCTCCTAGTGAAATTTTAGATTGCGTAAAAGAATTATTTAGTTCTTGTAAATTACCTAATTCTTCTGATGTTAATTGTTTTGACATAATTTTAAATTTAATTTATTTTACAAAGATATGAATTTTATTCTTGATTGTTTTTTCTGTTTTTCTCCCAGCTGCGACCTACAAAATATGCGCCATATACAGTAACTAAAAGGGTTTGGAATATTGGAATATATGCTTCAGCTATTTTAAATTCACCAATATTTCCATCAGTAAAGCATAATGCTGTAAATATAACTGTAAGATATATGACAACCATAGGTCTTATGTTTTTAGAAAGCCAACTATCTGATTGCATATCATACTTCCAGCGTTCTGTTACCTGCTGCTGAGCTTCTTTATCTGCTTGCTCTAATATCTCTTGAATTTTTTGTTTGGCGGCTAGTCTTTCTTCGTCTGTAGTTACTAAATCATCAATAACACTTCCGACTTGTTTTATAACACCACCTGTTAGCCATTGTATAATTTTTTTCATAATCCTTTGTATTCATTAGTTGCGTCAAAGCTTGGACAAGCTTTGGTTGAAAAATCCCTATGCCCATGTATAGAGGCTTCAGGAAATATGTTCTTTAATAATCTTAACAATAAAAGAAAGCTAGCTATCTGTGCACTTGTTCTATTATCTTCTGGACACATATCTTTATCTACCCCACCAGCATAACAAATGCCAATTGAGTTTTTATTGTATCCTTTTGTGTGAGCTCCTGATTTTTCTAATGGTCTACCAAGTTGTATATGACCATCTCTCTTAATAAAAAAATGGTAGCCAATTCCTGACCACCCTCTTTGTTTGTGCCATTCATCTACTCTATCAGCATCAACGTCCATATCAGGTGGAGTTGCTGAGCAGTGAATAATAATTTTATTTATTTTTCTTTTCATTATAATTAATCCATATTCTTTGAGCTGTATATACTATAGAAGCTACTAATAGAATTAATTTTAATACCATCTCTACTTGAGTCATTGAAACAGCAAGGCTAAAAAAATTGATTGCATATATTTTAAAATCTTGCAAATTCATTATTCTTTAACAATTGTATACTCTACTTCTAATTCTAAAAGTGAACTATTATTTTGAACATAGTCTACCATAATGCTACTATTTCCCCAGCCGTTGTTCCTGTATTATAAACTTGAACTACGTTCACAGGAAAAAACTGTCCTGCATAACATCCAACAAATATTACATCGTCACCGCCTGCGGTTTGAACTCTTACGTTACCTGGTAAACCTATGTATAAAGCGCAGCCATTATTTACCCCATCAGGGTTAGATACATTTGGTATCAAATCTGTATCGCTGGGAGTTACTACTGCCGCTCTATTAGCTGTTAATTTTGTATATGCCATTTTTATTTGGTATAAGGGAATTTCCTATTTAAACTGTCTCTGCGCTGTTGGCAGCCACAAGGTTTCCCTGTTACCTTGCTTACAGTATCAACCACTTTTTTTATTCCAGTGACTGTTGTTACTTTTTCTATTGTATCTCCTAAGCCTCTTGATTTCATTTTTTACAAGTACATAATTTATTTGGGCACTCTTCAATGTTTTTAAAACTTATAGCTTGCATCCATGAGTTCCATGTACACTGAAATTTACACCATACTGATTGCATCCACAATCCTAATTTGACAAATAATTTACCCATTACTTTTTAAAATTTTTAAAACTTAGTTATAGCACAAAGATACTAATATTTTCCTTTACGATTTTTTGGCGAAGATTTCGTTGAACCGCCTTTACCAGCCCATAAATTTTTACATGCCCAATAACGTGCAGTTAGTTTTGATTTGGCTGTTCCGCACTTGTGACGTGCCTTAAAACTTTTTCGTGCAGCTGCTGAATAATTGTGCCCATAGCCTTTTGCGCCAAAGTGAATTAGCTTTTCTTTTCCACCCTCGCAGGCTTTAACCATGCGCTTCTTACCTGCCCTATCAGATGGGCGAGGTTTGTTACAAGCCATTTTACTTTTATCTGCCATATTATTCGTTTACACAAGCCTCTAGCTCTTTTACTTTTAATTTAAGCGCATCAACATCGCTTACAACTTTTTCTTGATATTTCTCTAAATATATTAACCTCATGTTTTGTTCTGCATCATCAGGTAAAGAGCCCAGTTCTCCCCTCGGCCACTTAACTCTAAACTCAGAGTTCATTTCAAGCTCAGATTCCATTCTCATCAGATTTATATTCATCTGTTGAATTTCAGCAATCAACGTAAAATAAACCGCTGCTATCGACAATAATCCTGCGCAAATAGCAATTATTGTTTTAACATTTACGTTAAACCTTGTATCTTCACTAAGCTCTGCCATGCTATGCGTTTCTTACTCTTGCCGCTGATGTATTAGCAACAAATTGTTTTCCTTTTTTACCAGCTTTCTTTTTCTTTCTAGCTGTTGCGGCTAATTGTCTTTTTGATAAACTACGAGCTTTAGCTAACGGCAAACATCGGTCTGGATTCTTTTTATCCTTAGAAGTTCCGCATGGTCCTTTTATCTTACCATCAGTTCCTATTCTAACCCATTTCTCGTCTCGCCATTTTTTAAGCTCACCCATTACCTTTAGCTTGATGCTCCTTTTATTGCTCCCTTTTTAGCTAATTTCTTAGCAGCTGCCTTTACCAAAGCTTTAACTCCACCACCAACTGCTCCAGCCGCATAAGTAATAGCTGAATTATCCCCAAGATTTGTTCTTGTTTGTTCTACAGGAACATTTAGTGTTTTGGCATATTTTTTTATGTTAGACTTTTTCGTTGTACCTCCATTGGTATTATTCTTAAAAACAGGTCTATTAACTAAATTATCAACAACAGTGTTTTTGAATCCGTATTTTTCGTAATCTGGCATAATTATTTTTTTATAGTTGTTTTATTTTTTCTTTTTATAGCTTGTCTTTGTCTTTGATTTAACCTTTGACTTAGCTTTAGTTTTTTTTCCGTACACTATAATTTGTTTTGTATGTTTTTCATCCCAGTATTTTTTCTTACTTTCAAAGTGTCAACTTGCTTGTACCCCCTTTTTTCTTTTCCAAAGACTTTTTGATTGGGTGTTCCACCTGCAGCAAGAATACTACATTTTTCTATTTGTCTTAATTGCTCTGGAGTTGCTTGTGAAATTTTCATTGCATCTCCTAAGATTTTTTTTGCACATTTTCTATCTGGCATAATTATTTATTTTTAGCTCCCTTAGCGTAATTAGGGTCTTTACAATATTTGCTTGCAGCCATATTCGCATACGCAGACGGATATTTATCAAAGGTTCTTTTTGCCCATGATATTCCTGCAGCACAAATTTTATTTCCTTTTCTTTTAGTTGCTTTTCTTGCCATCAGTAATAGTTATTTTCTTTTCTCCTGTAGCAACCTCTTTAACTGTTTTAGCGGCATCACCAACATCACTGGCAACTTTTTTTACTTTTCCTTTAATTTTATCTCTAAGGTCTCTAATGCGTTGTTGCTTACAAGCTTTCAACCTTTCTTTTTCCATTGAGCCTAGCTCACTTCTCTTTTTACCTGGGTATAGTTCTTCTATACAAGATTTTTTCATTTCTGCCATTAATATGTTTCTTTAATAGTTATTTTGCTTTCCTCACGCTGTAACTTCAAATGCAATTACCATCTCCATTTCACCATCAGTCGAAGCAATATCACCTGTTTCAACTCCTGAAATATTAAAAATATCTCCTGCAGATAAAGTAAACTCTGTTGAGCTAGTTTTGTATGGATATAATCCGCTATCTGCACTTGTCAAAAGAAGTCCTGAAAAATCTCCAACAAGATTATAATTACTAGCAACTGTTGTATCACCTGCGTTATTATTCATTTTATAAAGTTTTACTTGCCATGTATTTCCGCCAGTTATAATTGGAGTATCATTAGAAATCCACTTTATAGAAGCTCCTATAATCTTGCAATCAAAAGGTACAGCATATACAGATGAATGGTCTGCAGAGGGAACTGCTCTTGCTGAAAATTCCAATGTATCCCCAAAAATACCTGCAGCAGAACCTGTACTTGTAAAAAGGTTTTGAAATACTCCTGTAACTGTAAACTTAGATGTTATAGGAGTTGGTATTAAATCGTCTGGAGATATTTGTATATTCTCTAGACCTGTATACCCTACTAGGTAATCAACTTGACTAGTGTCTGTTTTTATTTCAAATTGTGAAAATTTCTTATTTGCCATTTTTAATTATTTTATTTTTAAGGTGCTACACGCACATTTCAGGAAACATTCTGCTGTCCCCAATTACTAACTCTTGTTCGCAGAACTCATCAAGCTCTGTAATTATAAAACATATTTCTGGTATGTCTTCGTTTCTTTTATCTTGAAATGGTATGCCATTTCCATTACCTATAGCTGTTCCCATTATGCGTTTCTATCTTTACTTGCTCTACTATGTTCACCAAAACTTCTCATACCTCTAAGCTTAGTTGCAGCAACAGTTGTTCTGCTTGGACTAGAAGTTTTATTTTTCTTCTTTTCTTTATCCAAGGCCGATTGTAAGCTTTTAATTTTTGTTATTGCGGCATTTCTAAAGTTGATGCTGTTATTGTCATCTTTAGATTTGTCTTCTTCTTTAGGTTTAGTTTTGTCTGACATAATTTATTATCTTTGTTGCAAAGTTACAAAATTTAATTTATGTCTATTCGAGAGTCTGACTACCTAAAATATTGGAGGGTTATTAGATATTTTATAAAAGCTAAGTACGGATTATCACAAGCCGATTTAGACATGTTACTCTTTCTTTATTCTGAAGATTACTTCTCTAAAGATAAGTTCGGTGAGTTTGATGAACTACTATCGTGGGACGTTAATAGATTTGATAGACTACTTAGAGATGGATGGATTGAAGTATTTAGAAAAGGAACAAGAAATAGAAAAGGAATATATCAGTTATCATACAAAACTGAAAGAGTTATAAGTGGTATATATAAAAAGTTAGAGGGTAAAGAGATTCCTACCAGTACATCATTTAATCCCATGTTCGCCAAGAACGTGTCATACACCGACAAGGTGTATCGAAATTTTATAATTCAAATTAACAAAGAGATTCGTGATGCAAAAAAAGAACTTTGATATTCAATATGTTCTTGATAAACTAAATCTAACCCTAGAAGAACTAGATGCATTATCAGATACTGGACCTGTTATAGATGTTAAATCATATCTTGCGGAACGTAGAAAATCAAACATACATGGTTATGGAATGTTTGCTAAGCGTAAAATTTTAAAAGATGATTTTATTGGAATGGCTTCTATTGATAATAAATATAAAACGTATCTAGGTAGATACACTAACCATTCAGCCAGTCCGAATATAGCTTTTCTATATAATCAATCAAATGATTTATTAGTAAAGGCCCTACGAGACATAGAGGCAGGAGAAGAATTATTTTTAGACTATACATCACACTTTCTTAATCCACAGTATTTATAATACTACAACTACATCTCTTTCTTGAATCACAGTAAACTTTTCGTTTTCTATAATCATTGTGTATCCTTGACGCTTGTCATAGTAGATAACATCGCCTTTGTTTATAACCTCCACATGAGTACCTGGTTCAACTACTTTTCCTTTGCTGTATCTGAACTGAGACGTGTCTTCAGAAGATAACAATAATCCTGATGAGGTTTTAACCTCTTCATTGATTACTTCAATTAAAATATTTTTTCCTATTAACTTCATATACTTGTATATATTAAAACATCTTCTACATCACACTTATGATGAACACAAGTATAATTGCCAACTATTCCATCTCCGTCAACTCCATAGTCTTCATAACTATGTTCGCCACCCCAGAGTAAATCTTTATTACATTTAGGACATTTCATATCTACTTAGTTTCGTATGAACGTGCCATAGTTACAATAGCATTAGTGGATAGTATTGTGGTTGCTACTGACACAGCATTTAACAATGCAGTCCTAGTTACTTTGAGTGGGTCAATCACTCCCATCTTTATTAAGTTCCCATATTGGGAATTTTTTAAATCATAACCCTCACCGACTTTAGGAGGTGAAGAATAAATTTCATCAAAGTCTTTTCCTGCATTTGAGAGTATCTGTCTAGCTGGTGCTTGTAATGCATACTTCATTATATTGGCAGCAATCTTTTCACTAGCTGTGGGTGAGCAAGGCTCACAAACTTCATAACCCAATGTCCAAAGAGCCATGCCACCACCAGGAAGTATGCCCTCCTCTAGTGCGGAACGTACTGCACAAACCGCATCGTCCACTCTGTCGTACAGCTCTTTTTGTTCTAGGTCTGTGTTACCACCCACGTATATTACACCAATACCACCAGTAAGCGAAGCTATCCTGGACATGATGAAATCTTTTTCAGTTTTTGTTTTTGCTAAATCATACGCACCTTTCAGTTCTGCTACTCTGCCATCAACTGCATCTTGGTTTGATGAATCATCTTTAAGGATGACTGTTGAGCCACGTCCAACTATCACCTTGGCTGCATGGCCCAAGTCATCAGCATTTATAATGCTCAGGTCATCCCCAGTCTTTTCGGAAAAGTAAGTAGCTCCTACTGTATATGCAATGTCCTGCATCAACTCATGTTGCTTGTACCCAAAATTCGGTGGTGCAATATTACATATCTTTAAATTGTTTTTCATAACATTGGCCGCCAACGTATTTATTACATTAACCGATGTAGGCGCAATGATAAGTAGTTTTTTATTCTGCTGTATGATTGGTTTAAGCACACCCTCAATCTGAAGTATATTACTTATCTCAGCATCAGATACCAGGATACTAACGTCCTCTAGTACACACTCGTCTTTCTTCTGGTCATTGATAAATAATGGTGATGTGTAACCCCTGTCTACCTTTATACCCTTAGTGGTCTCATAATACGTCTCACTGGTTTGTGATTTCTCTACAGTTACAACACCATCTTTACCAACCTCCTTGTATACATTAGCAATCGTAGTACCCAGCTCCTTATCGTTGTTGGCTGAAATAATCGCAACGTCTTTCATCTTTCGCAAAGATAATTTCTTGGAGTCTGATTTTAAATCATCAATCACCTCTTTCGTAAGTTCATGCATGTGGCGTAATACATCTGTTCGATTAACATCTTCTGTAATCAACTCTGTGCCTTTCTTCACCAACGCCTCTGTCAATACTATCGCAGTGGTCGTTCCGTCCCCAGCCGTAGTAGCCGTCTTGTCGGCAGCCTCTTTCATCATACGAACCGCAAGGTTCTCGACTGGGTCGATGAGGTTAATAGACTTGGCTACTGTAACTCCATCTTTCGTAACAGTAATGCCTCCAATATGTTCCTGTGATTCTATAAGTACTGTGTTACCCTGTGGGCCTAATGTACTCTTAACTGCGTTTGATAGTTTGGTGATTCCAGAGATTAACTTCTCTCTGCCGTCCTCACCGAAGCGAAGCTCCTTTGGTGAATATCCTTGATTCATAATTTAAGTGTATTTAATTTAATGCAAATATAGTAAATAATTTCAATACATATATATGTTATATACGGCTGCTCCTATATATATATATATTTTATTACAATTAATCGTGTAAAAATTTTTGACGTTTTGGTTTTTTTTATAACATTTATAACATTAGTATTGATTATCAGTTAGTTAGCTATTTAAAGTCAACACTAACTCAACACTAACTCAACATTAGAATAACATATAAACAAAAAAAGAGGGCACTACCCCTCCTTTCTTTAGACAAAGTCTATTCATCAAACACTACGCAATTATAGTTTCTTAAATAAGTTAATGTTAGATTCAGCTAACTCGTTACCCTCTGCAATCATACGAACCTTTTCAGCTCGCTTCATTTGTTTGCGCATACGTGCAGCTTTCGTAATACCCATCTCACACTCAGGTGCATTATTAATGAGCCTACCATTTTTAATGGTGTAATCTTTTATTGGTTTTCCGTAATCCATATCTCAAAGTTTTTGTAAAGATACAAAATTTATTAGATACATAGGGGTTGGAGGTTCCACTGCGCCACACGCAAACCGACCCACAACGGAAAGCGATATTTTTTTTGCCACCCCCCATAGCGATTTGTTCCCTGCACTCTGGATTTTTTTGCCTTTTTTTTTGACCTGTCCTACCCTGGTAGTCCTATCCCCTTACCCCTGTCCTGTCCAGGTTACACAAACCCCTTACCCCTGTAGGATTTCCCCCTATATCCCCCCATATCCCCTAACGTTTACCAGATAAACTTCTTAAGAAGCACAGAGAAGTGCGTTAATCTCTCGCCCAGTTTCCAGTTGTCTAAACATTTAACAGGGAACAAAGACAGATAATGCGTTGATATTCAATAAGTTAAGTGCGAAAGAACACAATTTTTATTAGAATGATTATAAATTAAAAAAATTTTCCAGGTTAAAATGCATTTTTTTTAAAAAACCATTAGGAATTTACAAAAGTATTAAACTATATTTGTACCAGAATTGAACGCTCATTGACATATTGACTTCCCATCGAGAGTACGAGAGTACGCTTCGAGTAATGCTACGAGTAGCCCAGATAACACCTGGTTACTGCTCTGGGTTATCGCTGAAGACAGGGCCTGCCAGAACATCGGTATAGCTGTCCAGATATCCGCAATCATATCCGTTCGATATGGTGCTACCAGAGTTTCTTACAGAGGCGAGTACCAGATACACTCGAGAGTCCAGGTAATTCAGGGACTCAAGGGAAGACAACTGCGAGTACAAGTGAAACCAGGGAAGAGTCGAAAGACTCCGAAAGATTGCCTACCAGTAGGGTGCTATCACGATAACCAAGTGTTTAACCATCTGTAGATGGAGCGAAAAGGATTGTAGTCCTGGACTGATTGTACGACTCTGAAGCATCGGTATCTGAACGACAGACTAGTGGGAGCAATACCCATGCCGATGACTAATTTTAACCAGGCGAAAGCCATAAATTTTATATCATGCAAAAATTAACGCAAGAACAACTAGACAACAGGGATGAAATCAAAATCGTAAAGAAGCTACTCTCGATGACAGCACATGTAATCTCGAAAGAAAACGAGGACAAATCCTGGAAACTACAGATAAGCACACCAGATTTCAAGGTGGTGATGAGATTCCACATGCAAGATTGCCCAGTGAAAGTCCTGAGATACGGAATACAAACCTGGTCGCTAAGTGTTCTCAACTCGAAAGGGAACAGGGTAATGTATAACTCCAGTGTAAATCCTCAGGTAGCTCAACTGATTGGTGAACTGGTGGGAGGGCACGAAGAGAAAACCCAGAAGCAAGACCAGAAGCAAGACTGGAAAGACCTAGAAACGTTTTTCAACCTGTAGATTAACTGATGAGACCTGATAGGTCGAAACCACCTCACCAGGTGGTCTTAATCTTAAAATTTATTATTATGCAATTCAACAAATTATCGTTGTATCACTACAACCAAGACCAAGTAACAGAAATCAAGTTTGACGAGTACGGAAGACCATATATCCAGGAGTACACAGAATATGACTCCCAGGGTAACATCTTGAAAGTCGGTGGCAAGTTTATGCTATCTATGAGAACAGGTTACGAATTCACCATTGAAAACTAAGAGCTATGAAGTTTACGAAAGAACAACTGGAAA